TAAAATTTCTTCTCTAACGTACATAGATACTAACTTATGAAACTCGCCTCCCTTGTCGTTTGCATTATAAACTTCACCAACATCTTTTACAAAACTATCCCAACTCCAATCTAGGCTCTTTAATTTTTGAATGGCTGATTGCCTATTAGCCTTTCTTTGATTAATAACATTATTACCAAACCCACCCGTACTTCCATTAGAGTTTGAAACATGTTTATTTCTTCTAAATCTATCGAGCCATTCCCAAAAGGCATATCTTTTATCTTTATCTGTAATATCTTCAAATTGCATTAATAGTCTCGTTGCAAAAATCCTAGCTAATTCATCTCCAGTTTCTTCACCATCTAAGCGGTGAAATTCAAAATACTTAAATCTATATAAGTTTTCCTCGCTATCGTCTTTAAACTCCTCTAAATACTTATCGAGTTCTTCAGTGGGTTGATATTGAATTCCTCCTCCAATATCTCCTTCTAATTTATTATATTCTGGATCATTATCTTTTCCAGCAATATTTAATCTAGATCCTGCTCCGGCTGCACTTGCAAGCCATGTTGCAATTCCTATTTTCTTTTCTTCTGTATCTGGTGTTTCCATGACAGGTTCTCCTTTTTCAAAAAGGTCAGTAAACCATTGCTCATAGCTTGAGATAAATGTAGATTCTCCAGGGGAATTCTCATGAATTGCAGTTCCAGGAACACATGTAGAAAGTCCCTTAACAGCTGCAACATATTCATTTGCTAATTTATTGCCGAAATCGCCTGCACTATTAGGATCTTCATTGAGAAGTATTGCAGTTACGTTTGTTATAAATAGTGGCCAAAGTGCAGTCATTCTTATTTATTTTCCTGTTGATAGTCTGGATGCTTACTCTTTAAAGATGCAACACCAGATGGAGTAGGTGGCAATGAAACCGCAGTTCCAGATGGACCAACACCAGTTGGATGAATGTGGTTTTCAAAAAGAGTTAAATACTCATCTAACCATGCTTCTAATGATTTACCTCTTACGGCAGGTTCTGAAGTATCTTCTCCACTTTCACCAGTATTACTTAAATATACGTCTCCTGAATCTATGAATATTCTATCGTCCGTAGAAATTTTAATATCACCTACTTCGTCGATTTGAATTATAGGTCTTTCTTTTGCGCCAAATCCTCTAGTAATTACAAGACCATCTTCTTCTGAGTGATAAATTCTTACGTTTCTTTCAGCATCATACACTAAGCTGATTACGTTTTCAGCATTACCCGCTCCATCTAATATATCTTCTTTAAGATCAAGATTTTGTTCTATTTGAAACCAATATTCAGGATGATATAAATTTCCATTATCAAATCTAGCTGCAACTATATCTCCTATTCTTGGAACATGATGTGAACCTATTGCATCTCTATTCATAGGAGTTGCCCATGGAATAGCATCATCTGGTAAATTATCATATTTACCTAGGACCTTAACCTTACATCTACCCATTTTAAGAGGATCGACATTATCGATAACTTCTCCTAACCAATGAGTGTCTCTGAGATTATCAGTATTTAATTCTTTTTCGGTTGACATATATTAATCGTTTACATTACCAAGGGATTCTGCGGCTGCCTTTGTTAAAGCGTCTCCTACACTTGCAGATGTATCTACATTAAATACGTTTTCAGCAATATTGGCTCCTATATTATCTACTCCATCTGAAACTCCACTTAGAGCATCTTGATATATGTTCTCGAAATTAGGGACTCTACCTCTTACCGCATCTCTTGCACCTTGTACTAATTCATCTTTCTTTTCTCTTGCTAATCTATTAAGATCATCTAATCCTCTTTCACCTAATTCTTTAAGTTTTCCTTTAAGTTTATCTCCAAGAAGGCCAAGTATTCCATCTGCTTTATAATCTTCAGAATCATGGGCAGGTGATAATCCACCCGGAATAGTGTCTGATACAATTCCATTTAAAACCCTAGCGTCCATCTTGTCTATAATTTCATACGACATTTCAATAGTCTGTCGAGCTTGTTCACCTGGATTTTTGGTAAGTTCTCCAAATATTTCTGAACCAGTATTTAAAGAAAATTCACATTCTCCAAATCTAAACATAAAGAAAGGTCTGCTAGCACTTCCCGAAATTCCTTCATTACCATTATTAACACCTAAACTTGGTTTCATATTTCCAGGAAAACCTTTAATAGCAGCTAAGTCTATTCTTTTAGGAACTCCAGATAATTCTATTCTAGATATGTTCTGAAATTTTCTAACTTCAGTAATATAAACTACCATTGAAAACTTTCTTAAATTCTCAGGTAATATCCAATTCCATTTAACCTCATCGAATACTGCCTTTCTATAAAGGTGCATAAGACCAGAAACTCTAAGGTTAATAGATTCTAAACAGCTCAATGTTAACTTTGCATCATCTCCTCCAAAATATGGATTATTAGGATCGAATGCTGTAATCGCTCTATCAACTCCCTGTAATCCTTGAAAGAACCATGGAGTATTTCTATTTATATCTAATAATGCTTTTTTAAATTTAACAAGATTTGATAATCTATCTTCATAAAATTTAACTGTTCCAGAATTACCACCTGAACTAAGTCCGCCCATCTTATTTTTATCAGATTCAGATTTATGAGATCCATCCATTTTAGAAGAATCAGTCTCTTCCCTGTAACTAGCTCCTAAATGATTCATATAAAATTCTTCTGCAGCACCTGACAAAAGAGGAGAATTAGTGTGATCTGACACGTTAAATAATATAACGAATGAAAGATACGTAGGATCCTGATAAGGAGACTGGGCTAATTTACCTTTTTGAAAATCTAATTTGTTTTTGAAATCTGACATATAGTATATATTCTTATTAGTTTAGTGCTATCCTTCTAGATTATTAATTCTACTAGGCCACTCTCTTCTTAGCATAGTTAACTTTTGAATAATACCAGTATTTTGCTTATAGATATATTTAATTCCTCCTATTACATAGTAACCCGTTAAGAATTCATCTTTAACTTGATCTACGTTTAATTCATTTACATTTTCAGCTTCTACGTCCTGATCTGTATCAAATCCTTTATCATCTTTAGCTTCATTTATACCCTGCTGTGAAGTAATTTGTGTAAAACCTGATTTCATAATCTGAACAGGTATTTTCTGCCATAAATGTATTCCCGGATTAAACGTTTTTAAAGTTACCTCTAGTTTCATTTTATTCATTTCATCTAGATTTTGCTGATTGCTTATAGCAGAATATGAATAATTTAAATGAACATTCGGCATATCGTCGGATTGAATAGGAAGCCTTCCAACATACTTTGATTTTACCTCTTTAGTATATCTGTCTTCATCTCTTCTGCCCTTTAGAGGTTCATCTATATCCTTCATGTTTTCACTTGCAAGAGGTTCCAGCTCATGGGCAACTACACCCACTGAATCATTTTCCCAATATATCATTTTCCTTTTATAGCCGTTTTTCTTAGCTAAAGCACCTGCATTGTTAACAAGGTTATAGCTTTCTATAAACGTGTTAGTTGAATTCATTGAAGATGCGTTCGTTAATATATTAGGGGATTCTATTTTATTAGAAGTTTGTTCTTCTCCGTCTTCGTCAAAGTCTATGTCCATGTTGATGAAAGTTTCATCTAAGCCTTCTTCTGAATTTAATAGTGCATTAACGTCAACAAAACATAAATTATAGTAAGGATCTATACAATATGTTTGAAAACTATCTTCACCTATATATGAGTGTTCTACTAAATTATTTAAAAATTCTAAGTTAGGCTGACATGCGTTAAGAGCTTTCATAGAATCGTCGGATGAATCTATATTTGTAGCTAATCCTAATTTTAAATTTTTAGCAAACTCTTCAATCTGTTCTCTAGAAGTACCTTCATAGGATGCACATCCTTCAGAATGCATTGTCGGTATTTTCATAGTTCCTTGAAAAACATATTTAGCTCCATTTGTTGCTCTTTTCAAATCATTAGCAGGAGGACCTGATATTTCGTCTATATCAAAATCTATTCTAATATCTTTAAAAGTATCTTGCTGTCTGGCGGCTATTCTTACTGAGATAACATCTCCGTCCCTTGGGGTATTATCAGCATCAAACGTACCTTGCGTATCCGTGATAACTACACTTATTGTTGGAATTCTTACACTACAGTCGATTTCCATTTTCTTAATAGATTCGTCTGAAAATGAATTACCATTAACAACTATCATCGGTACGGGACCGCCATACTCGTGGCTTATCTTCTGTGCACCCTCTTCTTCTTCATGTGAATCAAACTTTATTACGTCTAATTCTAAAGAGTGCTCTAATACATTTAAAATGTGATTATCTATTGGCATCCTTTTTAAATTCTAATTTCTCCGTTAGTAACTTCAATATTCTCTTTACCTGATTGTAAAATATTAGGTGGTAGAATTTCTTTATTATATTTCTTACTTAAATACTCTATTCTATTAGCGTCTTTAACCGGTAATCTTTTAGTATTTATAAACTGATCTCTTATTGGATTTTTATAATTCTTATTAAGAGTAAGTTTAAATTTCTTTTTAGCTATGTCTCTTTTAGGAATAAAAAGAACATCTCCTTCTTTTATAGAAAATGGATTTGAAATACCATTAAATTTTAAAATAGCATCAGCGTGATCATGGGTACCATATTCATTTAATGAAACTAAATCAATTCTACATGTTTCGTCACTTTCCACAATATGTATACCCTGTACTGAACTCTCTTCTTGTTCTAGAAAAATAAAAGTAGGAGTTGACATTGTTAATTTGCCATCCGCAATTTGCTTTTTATCTACACTATATAGTTTCATTATCCGTTAGCTATTTTTCTAAATTCAGAGTTAAGCGCCTTTCTCTTATCTTTACCACCATACGCAGTTTCTATATACGTTTGATTAACGTCAACTCCATCTTCAGGTTGTAAATAGAATCTACCCCTACCCATGTTAAACATAGACTCAATATCCAGTTTATCTCTAGCTCTACCTGGTTTAAGAGTTATTTCTACTGTCATTCTTTCAGGAAAATCCTGTACACCCATACCTCCTTCAAATGTAACGTTAGTTTCTCTACATGTTAAATTACCGACAAGCATTATAGGATTTAAAGGATTACCAACTGTGAGGTGCCATGCACCTGTAGGGTCTCCTGTTAATAAAGAAGCCGCACCTTGTCCTCCTGATGGAGAATTAAACATTTTCATTAAAGTACCTCCTAATATATTATTTAAAAATTTAGAATCTTTTCCGTTAGCTAATCCCTTTACGTCATTAACAACTCCCTTAAACATGTCTCCTAAACCAGACGCAACACTTTTAATAAATCCACTATAGTTACCCGATTTAATTAAACTAAGATCACCTAGGGGTTTACCAGCAGATCCGTTTCCAACGTATCTTACAGATCCTCCCCAGAAAGGAGCCTGACTGGAAGTTAGTACCATTATATTTGCAAGCTGATCTAGCATTAATATTTTAGGGTTTGCACCACCAAAGGATCTTAATTCATATTCAAATTTAAGCTTAAATTCTTGATTAAACGTTAAACCCTGATCTCTAAAAGAAACATCTTTAATAACGTTAACAGGTCCAAATACATGGTTTGGGTATGTAGTTGACATGGCATCATATCCACCTCCTCCGTTTTTTCTTCTCTGGGCCGTTATACCGTCTACTCCACCTGCTGCGTTTGCCGCTGCAGTACCAATTACACTAGAATCTAGGAATTGTCCAAATGCACCTCTTCTGCTTGAATTGTTAGATTGCTTTGTCTGCATTGATGCAGATTCATCTTTCCAATTATATCCATGTGACCAATTAAGGATTGAGGACATACTGTTACCAGTTACTTCACTCATCCACGTTACGGCTCTGGCAATATCGGGCTGATCTGTTTCACGCACTTTACCATCTTTATCAATATCCATCGGCGTAATAATATCATCTTGAACTGGATATGGAAATCTTCTCAAAGTCAGTAGATAATTATTAGGTATTTTACCATTATATCTACACATTGCAAAGTCAGCATAATTATACATATATCCATATCCACTTGAACTAGATGCATTATTTTTAGTAACTTCTACTATTTTAGAAACGGTAGGATTGTCTAAAGTTCTTTCATCTATTTTATTATATTCAATAGAGTCTACTCCTTTAGATTTGGCAGATCCACCGGGTGTAAAGAAACTACCTCTATAATTTACAAGACTATATTTATTAAAAGTAGAATATACATGAGGACCGTCTGTGATTTTTTCTTTAGTATCTTTACCATCTTTACCTCTTTTATAGTAAACTACGGAATCAGCTTCTTGGGTATAATACTGTGCTTTACCTCCACTTCTAACATTAGATAAAGGTTCTCCCACTAAAAGCGCTCTGCTTCTTGCGTTAGGGTTATCAAAACTTCCAAGTATTGTATTCTGAGGATCCACGTTTTTTGGAACGCTTTTGCCGTCAGGGCTGGAAAAGTCGAAGAAATTATCAACTTTATCTCCAAATCCTGAAACTGATGATTTTAAACTGGAAGCGGCACCCGCTGGTATCAATCCAAATAATGGCATATTGTAATATTATGTTTTTTACTAGGTTTTATATATTCACAATTCTATGTCATCCAGATCGTCTGACTGTGGTCTATATAAAAGCTTATCATAATATTTATCCGTCTTTGGTTCTCTATCTCCTAAAAACTTCTTGAGATGGGCAGCATATACTCCCCTGGATTGATAATAATATTTGCCAGAAGAATATACACTTCTGCTTGAGAGTTCAAATATATCTTTAAAATTCTTTTCGATTAAGAAATCTTGTATATTATTAAATAGATCTATTACCTCTGTCTTGGTTTTAACACACATTACAGAATCAACTGAGATCATATAAGATTCCCATTTAGAATCTATTTGATTCTGAAAGTCTTTCATAGATTTATAGTTCTTTCTAGAAAGACCGAATGTTGTAGTTCTATTATTAAAGTCTTTTGAAAACTTCATACCGAAGAGATATCTTTTTAAGAAATCTATATTGTCATGAAACTTAGTAATTCTTATTTGATACCTTGGCATATCCTCATCGAACTTAACGTCATGAATTATTCCATAAACGGGAAATACGATATGAGAATGTCTAGTGTTGGATATAAGGGCATGTATTCTTTCACCCTTTGAAAATAATTTATGTCTTATCATTATAGATCGATTATCTTGACGCTTTCGAATCTTTTAAGAACGTCTTTAGGATAATCATCTCTATTAATAACAGTTAATTGTAAGGTGGCAGAAGGTTCTATTGTTTCTTGTAAGAATATCTTAAAGTTGTCGATTGTTTCTACATCTAAATTTTTAAATAAATAAATGATTTTTTCTAAGTCTGCATTCTTATTTAATACATTAATGAAAGAATCTCTTATTGCTAGACCGATTACGGAACGATGTGGTTCAGTGTCATAGGGATCTGATTTAACAAGCTTGTTTCTAATGCTATAAAAATCTATGACTGTTTCTCCTGGATTGTTTCTACAGAATTTATTAAATTCCTTTCTGCTGTTACACCAAACACATTCTATTGTAATTTCTTTAATTTCGGTCGTTGTTATCATTTTATCATTTTCTCCAGCTCTTTAATCTTGTCTTTAAGAGTTTGGATTTTATGTTTTGTTTCGATGGAAGAAGGACTGTAATTAGTTCCCCATTCTGTCACCACCTTTATTTGATTGGATTGTTTTGAATTACCAAAATCTAATCCAACATCAATACAGATATCTTTAATAAAACTAATTTTATCATCAATGCCCTTGTCAAAATCATAGACAATAACCGACTCATATTTTTCGCCGGCCGCATTGATGTTATCATCCGTCACATTTTTGATTACACCGTTATCTGCTATCTTAAGAGTTATCTCCTGCATTTAGTCTTTCTTCTAGGGATTGTTGAACTTTCTTGTATATTTTCCTAGCCGCTTTTCTATCAGCTCTATAAGTTTCTTTATCTTTGATCGTAGTCATTGCGAAGGCTTCTTCTAATAAATCAATCTCTTCTTTATTATAACCCACCTTAGTCCATGTTTCCTTTAATGAATTAAGCTTTGAACCTAACTGTTCTTCAATTTGGTCATTGACTTTTTTCTCATGAGCCTCTTGAAATTGCTTTCCTTCTTCCTGTTTCATGGCGTACCATGCAATTCCCTTTTCAGAGAATCTTCCCCATTCGTTTTTAGCTTTTAATAACCCAGCTCTTTTGTAGGTGTCTCTTCTGTATTTTCTTGCTTGACTCATATTTTATAATAATTAGTTACAAATTCAGTTATTTGTTCGTTTAAAAATTCTTGTAGGTTATTTATCTCTATTTGAGAAACAGCTGATTTAGAGATCTCTTCTAAGATTTGTTCCTTTTCTTCTTCAGAGTTTTCAACTAACATGTTAAATATTTCTTTCTTAGGAAGATTAATTCCTACACTTAATTGAAATGATTCAACGTTCTTAGCAGATAAAGTTTTAATTAATTGACCGAGTGGAGAATTAGTTTCTTTAACTTCTACTTTCTTTTCAATTTCTTTAATAGGAGCTTCCTTCGCTTTAGGTTTATTATTTCCAATAAGATCAGCTCCAGGAAAAGGTAATCCCTCAGTGGTTATTAGTTCTAAAAACTCAGGTAATACGTTGTTGAATATTTTAGATCCATCAGTGAAGTGAGTGAATTCAGAATCTTTAGATTCTACCTCAACTACTTTACCGAAATTATCTCCCTTTTTCCACTGATATTTTACAATATCTTTTTCTTCAGTTGTTTGCATGATTTAACCTATTTTATTATTATACACCTAAACTTAGAAAAGTTTAAGCTGCGGTATAATATAGAAGGTATTAGAGTCTCCTTCTTTGTAGAACTTTATAAAGTCGTTTATAAAGGCATGGGATGTAGATGGTCCTATCATTGCCTCTGTCTTTTTAATATACCTTCTAAAAAACTCATGGCTTCCATGTTCTTTTAAATAGTCTTCTAGGCGGTTTACTTCCGGTAAGTTTATTCTATTAATGCTCATTCCATACTATTACTTGTTCAACAATAATTCCTGCCTTTTTTAATAAAGAAATACCTGACAGATCTCTATATCCTTCACAGTAGAATACTTTTTCTACACCAGCTTGTATAATTAACTTAGCGCATTCAAAGCATGGAGAAGTAGTAGTATATAGGATCGATCCTTTCGAAGTAAGTGTAGATTTTGAAATCTTCATTAGTGCATTTGATTCTGCATGTAAGACTTCTTGTTTAGTAACTTGTTTAGAACAACAAGTATCTTCACATTCATATCCTTTTTCTATTAGAATTTCTTTGTGGTCAGGATTATCTATATTTCTAGTTTGAGTTTCTTCACATTGATTATCAAAACCATGTGGAGTTCCATTATATCCAAATGAAACAATCTGCTCGTCTTTAACTACTATACAACCGACCTTTCTTCTCTCAGCATAACTGAGTTTAGAAATTTGATATGCTATTTGCATGTATATTACGTCTACTGAAATTCTTGGCATATTACTTTATAAATAAAAAGGGTCCATGTATTATACATGAACCCTTTAAAAAGTTTATATTGTTAATTTTAATATTAAGCTTCTGGAGTTTCCTCACCAACAGCTGAATCAGACTCTTTCATCTCATTCACTTTCTTAGAATATGATTCGATCATTTCATTACATGCAGCTTCATAAGCTTCAATTGAATAATCTTCTTTCATTTCTTTAAGAGATTGGGCAGCTAACGCTCCAACTAATGCAGCATTTTCTTTCATATATGTTTCAACAGTATGCTCATCATGTGCATCGTCTTCCCAAGCTTTAGCTTCATTTTTACATGATTCGTAAACCTCTTTTAACATATCAGAAACTAGTCTTACTTCTTCCTCTTCTTCAGCAACTTCTTCAGTTTCTTCTTCAGCAACCTCTTCAGTTTCTTCAGCTTCAGAAATTTCTTCATTTCCAGCAGCATCGACAGTGTCTTCTAATTCAGCTTCTAATTCGTCTGATTTGTCTTCAGGAGTTTCACAGTCATTGTCAACTACTTCAGTTTCATCTTTTAAATTTTCAGCAGGTAAACCAGCTTCTTCACCAGATTCAGTTACTACTTCTTCAGTTTCAACTGATTCAAATTGTAAAGAATCAATTCTGATATTCATTGAAGCCATTTCCATTGGTTCAGTGCCATCTTCATAGTCCACTGTTGCAAATAAATCTCCAAGTTCTATGATTTTAAATCTTCCAGGAAATCTAACGTTTTCTCCGTAAACAGTTTCACCTTTCTTAATTGCTTTTTGAGCTTTCTTTAATTTAGGGTGTAAACCTTCGTTAAGTTCTTCAGTAGATTCTTCTACAGCATCACCGTTTCCTTGAACTTCTTCCGCCTTTTCTTCAGATTGTTCAACTGGCTCAGCTGTCGCAACTACGTCTTGTTGCACCTCCTCAGTTCTATCCATCTCAGATAAAAACTGTTCAAATGATTTTAATTTTGCCATAATTTTTTATTTTATTTGTTTTTGTTGTGTTAATTACTATCTATATATCCCTTTTTATAGGGTTTTAATCTTATTTTGTTTCATCCAGGCTTCTAGCTCTTTAACTGCTCTATCGAATACCCTGTTTCTATCAATTTTTAATTCAAATGAATTAAAGTAATTTTTCATCATATAATACGCAGGTTCTACGCTTTCATCATTCGCTGCTAGATCTTCTACGTGTTTAGAAACTTCATACGCATAATATGCAGATTTTTCAGCCATAGGGTTTGTCATTGCTTGATAGAATTGTCCACCATAGAATTTACCTACTATGTCTCCGAATTTTTCTTTCATTTCTATCCATGAAATTCCTTCTAATCCAATCCATAATTTGGCCTGAACAGATTTTGTATCTTTTCTAATAAAACCTGCCTTAGCCATTTCTTTAGATATATCTTTAATTTTCTTAGGAATTGGTAATTTACCAAACTCTTTTTCCCATGTAGAAATTTCTTTGTCGTTTACAAAGGATTCAAATAGCTTTATGTGTTTCATTTTTTAGTTATTTGTATTTTCAAAGAAGAAGTACCCTGTATAATTCTATGATACTCTCCTGCATTTACTTCTATATATCCTTTTAATTCTATAGGGAGCTTATTATCATATTGGAACTTCCAATCATTTTCATTTAAGGCTTCAATAACCCTGTCCTCCTCGTCGAAGTGCCATTTAAAAAGATGTTCAGGTTGGTTTGGTAAGAATTCTCTAATGATTATATTTTTCGAAACAGCCGTCTCCGTAAAGGGTAATGTTTTATCATCGACCATGGATATCATTTCTTCCATAGACATTTCTCCACAACCGCAACTTTTACATTTACAATCTTTATCTACCATGGTTGATCGCTTTTTATACCAAGCTGTTTTCCAAAAAGAGTAGGTCCGTAACATGCCCAAAATCCCGCCTTAGTCGGATCCATCTTAGCCATTTTATCACAACCGTGTCTAGCCCAGAAGTTAGCTGCTCTTCCCGGGTCGTCGTTCTTAATAGTAGATGAAGGATCTCCCCATTCTAATTTCTTAGCAATGATGTTTCCTTCTTTATCAGTTCTTCCACTATTTCTGTAAACTATGAATTTCTTATTTCCACCCCTCGTTGGTGAATCTAATTTTACATTCTTTTGATTTCCTCCTCTAGGTTTATAGACTGCTTTAGTTCCTACTTCTAGATTTTTAGCCATCCATCCTGAAGGACCCTTTAAGATAATATTGTTTTTATCCCAATATTGTTTTACTTCTTCAAATAATTCAATATATGCATCGCTTCCTAAACGAAAGAATGAATTAGTAAGATCTAATCCTTCTTCAATGTGAGCTTTTAATTCGGGTGAAACTTCGTTCCAATCTTCAAATGTCTTTATAAACTTCATAACTTATATATCTATGATAGAACGAGCTCCTTTAAAAACTCCTGTTTGTATCGCTGTAGGGCAAGTTCTTTCGCCTTTGCTTCGAGTTCGATATCTAGATCCATACCATACGTTTCAATGTGATCATATACATAATCAGCATGTGCACGTTTATTACCCTGTGTAGCATCTTCGTGTATTTGTTTACATGAAGAATAGTGGCATAGTTGGCGAATTCCTTTAGGCCATGATTTAGCTGCAAGTTCTAGGGCTTCTTTTTCTGGCATTGAATCTTCGTAGCACCAGTGATGATGATAGTCAAATGTGATTGGAGTTTTACCCGTTAGTAGATGTATGTCATATAAATCCTGTACCGAATACTGTGCTGTTTTGTCATCGTTTTCGATAACTAGACGATTCGCTGCACTTGGAGTAAGTCGCTTGAAATTTTCAGCAAATCTTTTCTTAGTAGCTTCTTTATCGTCGTAGGTTCCGCCGATGTGAATATTGATAGCAGCATAAGGAGTTTGTGGTAAATCTAGCATATCCATTATTTCGCCATGTTGACGTAAATCTTTAAGGGCTTTGATAACTACCTTTTCATTCGGAGAAGCAAGAACATTGAAAGGACCTGGATGGAATGTCAATCTTTGGCCATATTGTTTAGCAAGTTTGCCTGCACCTTTCATTAGATTACGCACCTTGTCATAATCAGGAAGTTCAGATAATTCGTATTCCGACATCCATGGAAATAAGTTACTTGACATACGATACATTGTTATGTCGTTCTTGTAATTCCACTTGATAATTTCTATCATGTCCTTGATATTCAATACTGCAAGTTCTGATGCGTATTTAATACCCTTTTCCATGAAGGTTCTTTTAATCATTTTTCTACCAACATATATGTTCGATTCTTTTTTAAGAGTCATGTTGATACAACAATATCCGTAGTCTGCTGCCATATATTTTATATTAAGAGTTTGTATTAAGTTTCTTTTTTACTTCTTTGACCGTTCGTTCGGCCATGCATGCTTCTTCTAATGTAAATACATCGAAATCCATAAAAAGTAATCGGTCTTCCGTCTGAACAAACAGATTGTCACCAATTACTTCATATCCATTTTGTCTGTATACTACACTGTCTTCTATTCGTACGACATGAGTAGTGCCTTCGATTCTAGCAATGCGTTCATACATTGAAATCATTAGTCCCATTGCTTTTCAAATTCGTACCAATGATCTGTTTCTGCACAACACTTAAGTCCGTCGACAATAAGCATATCAATTTCAGAAGCGGAGAGAGTGTCGAACCATGCGCTAATGATACCTTCTAAAAGAGGAAGAGTTTCCTCAGATGTCATTGAATTGCGACCCATGTTAGAATAAATGTATTCTTCTTGTGCTTGTCTAACAATTGCTCCACCAATTCTAATTGCTACATCACCGTTATCGTTAAATCGCCTTCCTGAAAAGTATTCGCCATCTCCGAACTTTTCGAAAATATCCTTTTCTGGATGTCTCATTTTAAAGATTCCAATTTGAGTAGTGAGATGTGGGATAATAGATTTTGCAGGTTCATACCAACTAATTCCGTTTGCTTTGATTGATTCTAAGTTCATGTGTTTGTTTTAATTATTAATTACTATACTAATATAAGCAAAATACTTGAGATAAAAAAACATTTTACTGTTTATTTTTAATCTTCTTTATTTTTATGCTTATTCTTTCTTCGATACTTTTTCTTGTTTCTCACAGGAGTAGGCATACGAAGGGCATCAAGCCACTCTTGTAATGTTAAATTTACTTCTTTTAATTTCTTACCCTTGTTTTCCATTACCTTTCTAAGATTACAAAATCTCCAAACGCTTCGTCAAATACCTTAATAAGATTTTCATAGTCTCCTCCTGTCATTTGAGAATAAAGAGTTTCCCAATCCTTTCCAAGATCTTTTGAAAAACTTTTTGCGTAGGCTAATAGCATGAAGGCATTTCCTTCAGGACCCGTTAAGTCGATTATTACAGGATTTGATTGATGTTTGTGAAGTTTTTTTCTGATCATTATTATTGCTTGATTGATTACTATACTAATATAAGCAAAAAATCTGAGATAAAAAAACTTTTAGCTGTTTATTTTCAAAAAACTTTTGGTTATAACCAGAAGTTATTACAAAAACTTATGGTACAGTTTACCTAAAGGATATTCGTTATCTTCTGACTCCATCTTTTCAGGATGCCATTGAACTGCCCATATCTTTTTATCTAAGTCTTCGAATCCTTCAACTACAGAATATAATGGATATGAAAGATGTGTAGCTTTGAAGTTTTTAGCTAGTATATTACAGTGTTGATGATGCCTAGAATTAACACTAGTTAATGTTCCATTTAAATCTTCAACCGTATGGAATTGAGATGGCTTCCCGCTATGATCAACGTCTTCTGAAAAGTCAGCTGCTTTATGATCTTCTACTATTGCATCAGATAAATCTTCTACCGTTCCTCCAAAATAATGATTTAGGATTTGCATTCCTCTACATATTCCTAATATTCTATTATTAGAATCCAGGGCCTGTTTAATCCATACGAATTCTTTAGCGTCCCTTTCTTCGTCTTTTCCAATGTCTGCTCCTCCACATAATAGTAAAGGGCCTTTGACCTTGCGTCTAAGATCTAGCCATATTATTTCATGACCATAATGTGAAAGCCAGAGTCGAATTGCCTCTTTTTCCTTTATTCCCCTTGGAGGTGCTACGTAAATAGTCATAATAAAAACCCAATGAATTTGGGTTATTTTTAAAAAGCTAGGATTTGAAAAGGTTGTTTACCTGATCAACGATATCTTTTCCTTTATAAGATGCCTTAAAATGTTTAAGCAATTCTTTCTTAGCTTTCTTTTTATCAGAAGATGATAAATTGTCAAATCTGTCTATAATAGAAGAATTGTTATTTTTTGCGGCTCTATATTGTCCACCATCATCGATGTATTGTGCATATAGATCGTATGATTTAAAGTATTTTAAGAATAATTCTAGATCAGATAAGATTTCTTTTTCTAGTTGATTCTTTAATTTTCTATAGATGGTTTTCTTTTTGTTATAGTAATATTCCCATCCATCATTTTCTTGCATTCTCCATCCACTTACTTTATACATGTGGATTGTATCTTTAGAAGATAATTTGATTTCAAATTTAATACCCTTGTCGGTTGAAAGATCTTCAATGCTTTTAAGCATATCTTCCTTAGGTAATAATCTAGCCATAATCCATTCAACTTCCTGTTTCATTTCTTCAGGAGAACCCCAGTTCTTTTTGAAATCGTTATATGCGTAATACTTTTCGAATGTCATTAGATGTTTCATACTCTATATATCTATCCTACGAATCCAGGATCTCCAGCTCTTCTATCCCATCCAATGTGTTTAACATATCCATCATTATCGTCCACCGATAAACTAACAACTATAAAACCTTTATCTCTATACCAGTGATCTACAAGATGTTCTCTAACCATTCCCGTGTACCCGTTATTTAATAGTCTATAATCGCTCATTCTTTTTAAGCCTGGATTCCAACTAAATCCCATATAATCCCTAACTATCATGGGAGTACCATCTTCGTTCAAGTCTCCTGTTGAAAAACTGACAGGAAGAACAGCTCTAACTTTCATTCCGTTTAATTCAAATACTCTTTCGGATATTTTATTTAAAATCCTATCGTTCTTTGGGCGTATCCATACTTGTAATATTTTTTCACTAGCAGAGAGAATTCTAATAGAATCTTCGATAAATCCATGTCTATAGAATTCCCAATCTTCTTCACAATGAAAAACATATTTAGTAGCTACGGTAGAGTATGCTTTATCTATTGACTTTGACTGTCCTAGTTTATTTTCATTAAACATAAACTCTAAAGAGTTATTATACTTCTTATTAAGCTCATTACATGCATCAAATACTTCTTCCTGTGCGGAGTCCTCTGTTATAATAAATCTTTCAATTGGATACGTGTTGAATTTAAAAAAAGAGTCTAGTGTTTTTTCTAAAAGATCAACTCTCCCACATGAGGTAAGAACAACTGTAACTGAATTTATTTCCATAGTATTTGTATTGATATTAAAATAAGGGTTAACAGCAGAGACACTCCGGTCTTCGCCGTGATACCTTCATTCATAAAGTAATAAGTCATAGCAGTAAATATAAAAATACCACTAGCAAAACCTATGAATCTTCCGGGCCAAAGTAAACCGTCAAAGTGCTCAACAACCATCTGTGTTGCTTTAATTAAAATGTAACTAATAATAGAACCCATTCCAATGGCAACTGGCCATGGGTTTTTCTTAAACCAAGGCCATACAAATTGTCCATTAGTTTGAATCCAAATAAGTCCTTGCCCTAATAGGAATAATAAAAAGCCGTAAAAAAGTTTCATTAGAATAATGAATTAGTAGTAGTTAATAAATGTGATATAAATGAAGGCCTATGTGAATCACTGGCTCCCATTTCCTTTATTGCAGTTATATGTTGTTTTGTTCCATATCCTTTATTAGAATTCCATCCATATCCTGGAGTTTCTTCATCTAATTCTTTCATTAACATATCTCTACTTGTTTTAGCAAGTATAGATGCAGCAGCGATAGAACTATATTTATTATCTCCACCTATTACAGTTTTAAAAGGTATTCCTTCATATCCGTGGAATTGATCTCCATCCACTAATATAAAATTAAATGAATTGTCAATGGTGTTTAGACATTCTTTCATTCCTAGAAGAGTAGCCTTTAATATGTTAGTAGATTCTATTGTTTCCGTATCTATATGCTGAACGCTATACGCAATTGCGTTATCTAATACTATTTCCCTAGCCTCTTTTCTCTGAGATTCATTTAGCAATTTAGAATCTTTTATTAAAGGATGGTTAAATCCATACGGCATAATAACCGCAGATACTGTAACTGGTCCTGCCAAGGCGCCTCGACCTGCTTCGTCTATTCCAACTTCAACGATACTTCTATCGTCATTATAACTTCCTTTAAGTAAGATGTGTTTTGCTTTCTCCATATTAAGTTTTATAGGAGTTATACACACATTTAGTGAAATGTTTATTTAGGCTCGTGGTTTTCCTTCCACTTATCGTATCTCTTTACAACTTCTTGAAGGATCTTTGCTCTAACAATATCTTTTTCAGTAAATTCATGCACACCTATTCCTTTAATACCTGTCATTAATTCAGTAAACGAAGGTAAACCAACATTGGCTTTAGATATATCATGCTGGCTAACGTCTCCTGTTACTATAACCTTAGAGTCTTTACCCATTCTTGTTACAAATAACATTAACTGCTTGAACGTTGCATTCTGTGCTTCATCTAATACCATTAATGATCCGTCAAATGTATCACCTCTCATATAAGCCATTGGTCTAAATACAATAACTTCTTTCTCTACGAGAGTTTGTGCTATTTCAGCTCCTACTATTTTTGTAATGTTTGATATGTATGATTGCATGAATGGATCTATCTTATCTGCAATATCTCCTGGTAAAAATCCTAACTTTTCACCTGCTTCCTGGATGGGTTTACATAATACTATTTGTGAAATCTCTTTTCTAGCTAATAATAATAAAGCGGTGTAACATGCTGTAAAGGTTTTTGAAGTTCCGGCCGGTCCAGTACAAAATGTTATTTGATTTTCTAGTATTGTATTTGTATATTTTTTCTGTGATTGTCTTAATTGTACTCCTTTTAATTCTGCTTCTTTTATTCCGTACCTTCTTCTTCTAGGTCCAGTGGGGCTAGATGAAGATTTATTGTTTGAATTGTTTTTGCTCATTAAGTTTGATTTTTTTAGTCTCCTGCCATTATTACCGTTTTTTTAAGCTGTAACAACGTGTCACATTTTTCATATTCCTCAAGTTCTTCGAAGTATTCTATTATAATATCTATAAATTTACTTCTTTGACCTTCGCCATGAGGGATCTCTATCGTGTTCTTACCTTCGCTGAACACAATAAATCTATTGATAGTTTTAGTAAAATTGCGCGTGATGGTATAATAACTTGACCTCATTAAAGCGTCTTTATCATCACTATAAGAATCCTTCATTACAAAGTATATTTTTTTAGATCGAGATAATATTAATCTCAATTTATATATTTAATTCTGCTATGTGCTAGGGTAAAATGAAGTAAAAAAATATGTTATTATATTTCTACTTATCCTTGTTCTCGGCTTCAGATTTCTTTTGAAGATAGATAGCTTTTTGAAACTTAAGTCTTTTTGTTGCAGAGGGTTTGGTGTGAACTTGATTATCTCTAAGCTTTTTCATTTGCTTAGTTCTAATAGTTTTACGCTTATACTGTTTTAGCGCTTTTTCTATATTTCCCTTTTCTACATTAATTATTAACATATATTGCTTATGATTTTTTTAAGTTCATGGCATCTTTCATATTCTTCCTTTTCTACAAAGTATTTAATGACTGTTTCTAATGCTGCTATTTTTTCTTCTACAGGAGTACTATTATTTAAAGCTCCCATTTCATTTTCTATTATGGCTTTATAAATTAACTCCATCATGATCTCTTTCGATGATGATTTTAATTGTTCAATAAACGCGATTGATTCTACACTATTATTAATTTCAAATTCTTGATTGTTTCTACTGGTATCTGAATTATCCCATTCGTCAAAATCTGGTAAATCATTCATTGTCTATTTCTTTTATTTTTTTTATTAAGTCTATTTGTGAATCTTTAAGGGGCGGATTAAATGCATTTAATTTCACCATAAGGTTACCATAAGTATTCATACTATATATCGGGAATCCTTTACCACTTATTCTTAATATCTTATTATTCTGTGAATTTGGAGGTACATTTACCTTTATTTTATAGAAAGGTGTGGTAATTTCTATTTCAGTACCTAGGATCATATCATAGAAGGGAACATCTACATCTACATATATGTCATTTCCGTTTAATATAATCCTATCATTATACTTTAAATTAATTATAATGATTAGATCTCCGTTGGGTGCAGATGAATTAGCAGGATGAGGTTGACCTTTTCCACTAATCTTTAACTTCATACCTTCATAAACTCCTTTAGGTATATTAACGTTTAGTTTTTTAGAACCCAGATCTACTCTCTTTTGAGTTCCATGATAGGATTCTTCTAGGGTTATTATCATTCTAACGGTAACATCTCTTCCTTTAGATGAAGAACCGAATGCATCATTAAACATATCGCTAAAGGATCCTTCTCCATTTCTAAACCAACTGTCGAATGGATTTTCTGAAGGACGATATTCTAATTCAATATCGTATTTTCTTTTTCTATTCTCGTCAGATAAAACCTCATAAGCTGTGACTATTTCTTTAAAGGAAGACTCATCCCCTTCGACTGTATCGGGATGATATTGCTTTGCTAGTTTACGATATGCCTTCTTAATCTCGGCTTGGCTTGCTGTCTTTTCTATCTGCAGCAGTTCGTAGTAATTCATTCTTTCTTTTCTTTACGGCTTCTTTAACGACTTTAATGCTTTTTCTTTTTTCAACAACATCTCTCTTTTGTTGATTTTCCATAAGATCTGCAATTCTCGTAAGTTGATCCGCAATGACTTTTAGTAACTGTTCTTCCATAATATATTTATACACATTTATTTGATTATGTTTCAATCCCCTCAAAGGCCAGTGGTTATAACTATTGGCCTTTATTGAAGGAAGATTGTTATTTATTATCTAAAATCTTTTTAAGATGTGCACACTTTTCATACTCTTCAGATTGTTGAAACCAGTCTAACATTTGTTGAAGTGTTCTTATGATTGGTTCTATTTCGATACCATTATCTTGCATTGATTTAAAATCAACTCCCTTTTCTAAAATCATATCCCAATTATTTCTAACTAGTTTATCTTTTAATTCATGAAGGTTATTTTCCATATCTGCATTTTTTTGGATCTGAGCTATTTCATCGTGCTCATCATTATTTTGGTCTTCAAAACCATCAAAGTCGTCAAACATATTTTTCTTATTTTTAATTACTATACTAATATAAGCAAAAAATCTGAGATAAAAAAATTATTTAACAACTATTTTTCTACTTTTTTCATTTTTATCGAAAGCAATAGTTAAAACTCCATCTTTCATCGATGCCGAAGCAGTGTCTACGTCGAGCGTATTCGATAATTTAAATTTTTTGCTAAATGATTTTCTAAACCCATCTTCTTCTACCTCTGAACTTACAGTTAGAACTCTATCTTCAATATGAATGTCGATATCCTTTTTCGTAAAGCCCGGTAGAGCTAGCATTATTTTACCGTCTTCGAATAAAACCTGTTTACCTCCAATTACGTTCAATGAATTTACAGCTTCGAATGAGTCGTTAATTAAATCTTCAAGTGTTGTGTTAAAATACATAATTTAAAATTTTTATTTAGTTATACTGTAGCAATCTCGCTACAATACTATATTCTAACAAAATAGTGCCAGAGTTGTTTATCTATACACATTGTCATATTTTACTTAGATTATATGACAATATGACAATATTAAAATGGAGCTTCAACCTTAGATACTAGTTCCATATCTGACATCTTTAACATCACGTTCATAGTTCCTATTACATCGTCCTCACAATAGTCTTTAATTTCTTCTAATCTTCCAGCATAATATGCTTCAGAAACTTCACCACCATACATGTTTTGTTTAGGAGAAGGTATCTGTAAAAGATCACAGATCATAGAAAGTGAAGCACCGTTCCATCCACCAAACTTCCATATTTCATTAGTATCTAATAGACAGTTTTCCCATGGTTTAAGTTTCTGTAAGTGTAGTTGCTGTGGAATTTCTACACCTTGAATAATAGATCTTTTAATTAGGTAAGGCATATCAAAGCCTTTAATGTTATGACCTACTATTTGAATTTTAGGATTTGCCTTAAAGATTAATGCCATCGTATCCATAAATTCCTTTAGAGTATTCTTTTCATCATCTCCATAAAAAGACTTTATCTTAGGGGTAGGTGTAATGCCATCTGGGAAGGTGACTTGTCCGATTGTAATAACTACTGCTCTTCCGAATTCAGGATAAAGGGCAGCATCCTTGATATACATATCAGCATCTGAAACTCCTTCATACTCTGATTTACTTTGTCTACCATACTTTGCTTTCTTTTCCCAGTGTGAGTATGCATTTTCTCCAATAATCTCTGCAAAGCTATCTAAGTCCTTTGCAGCAGTTGACGTTTCAATGTCAATAAATAACATGTTTTTTAAATCTGAAATACTATACATCTTTTTCTTGTTTTGGGTGAGTTTTTCTAATATTATAAATAGAGACTGGATATCTCATTTGTCTTCCGTAATTTCCATTAACAAATGTAAACCATCTATGGCCGTATGTTTCTGTTAATTTGTCAGAGGTGCATTCTAACTTTCCTACTTCCCATGATCCTGCGAAATAGAAATAGTAAGTTTCGCCAATAATTGGCTTCTTAACATGAATAATCTCTAGCTTCTTTTTCTTCTTTGCCATATAGATTATACTTAAATATGTGTAATTGTTTATATTTTCTTCTTTAATCTCATCAAGTATACTACTCTAGAAAAATGATAAAAGGAAAGAATAGGTATCTGTAACACTTCAAACAAGAATAAATTTTGTTCAGTGTCTATAAAGAGTGTCGGATATAATATTATGGATATTATTCCAAAGATTTTAAATCTTTTATCAAAGAGCATGATCCATGTCGATGACATAAAAAATAGAATAGCGGATATATTATGTATTGTAGGGTAATTTGTAACACTAAAACTTGCTATGATTATTAATAAAAATGCCGGTATTTTCCATTCAATAGAACGATGAAGCCATAGTCCTAATGAAACTCCTATCGTTAATAAAGGGAATAAGATTGGTTTTAATTGATGATAATCGCTATAACTATCCGCTATACCTAAGATTAGTGGCAGACACGCTGTATATAATATTGCGTAAATACACAGTGCAAATCGTAACCATAATCTATTCATACTTGGAAGTTTATTAATTATACTTAACTATACACTTCCATTTGGAATTGTTTCAATTAAAAGTGTCCGTGTTCTTTAACGCGCCTTATCATAAGGTAAGTATTATATGATACATTAATTTCTGCGTATCCTCCTGTAATGGTAGAAGGGCAAGATTCCCTAGAAATCCAATAATTAGGTGGTTCTTTAATTCTTTCTGTTATAAAGTCAAACAGTTTATCAATGTCCATGTGATGAACCCATAGGTTCACGTGCATACAAGTCATATCGGGATACGCCATAATTTATTCTTTTATTTCAAATCTTTCACTGTCAAGTTCTATGGTTTTTCTATCTAGATCATTAGATAATTTAGTTAAAACTTTATCAGTGTCTTTGTTTACTTCTCTTCCGTAAAAATCTTTAAAAACTTGACGGTATATCTGTACTGTAGAATCATAGGGAACGCCAGGTTGAGAATTACTTTCTATAATATAGAGTTTTCCTTCCTGATCTTCCATTATATCAAAGCAAATATATGGTAAATCTTTAAATTTTTCACAGAACTTTTCTATTAGTGCTTTGAATTTTTCAGGAAGAGTGTTAATATCTCTTTTAATATATTTAAAATTCATTTCTTCTTTACCATCTCCATCACCGGATTTTGCTTTATCATTTAGAGGTTCTCTTTGCATCCAAAAGAAAGCATCACCTTTAAAGTTAATTATTCTATGTTCAGATTTTTTATCTACAAATTCTGAATATACATCAAATTTAGAATGATCAGCTTTATCCCAATCTTCTTGTGATTTAAAAACTTGAATTCCAATACCTGAATGTCCTTCCGCTGGTTTTGCAATTAATGGAAATCCAATTTCTAAAGCCTCCTTCTCATCATGACAAGTTTGTGGAATATTTTCATCTCCATCTACTATTTTATGAAACTCTGCTTTAGATCCAGATTGTTTAATAAATTCTGGTCTATTGTATACATTTTCCTTTTTAACTAACCCTTCCTTTAAAAGAGTTTCAACCACTCCTGAATTATAGGTTAATATAGGGTAGTCTGGATTAATATCTATGTCTTTATAATTATCTTTATTAATTTGTATAAAGAAGTTATTGCTAGCGAATCCCTTGTAAGACCACCATCTATGCCCGGAGTCTGGATCAATAGCTAAATAAACTTTAAAAAGATCGTTAGTATCTTCATTTAAGTTTTCATTAATAAACTGGTCAAATGATTTTATCTGTTCCATATATTATCTATCTAAATTATTTTACCTTTTCTAGCTTATTTTCAGGCTTCTCATCTTTAGACACTTCAGTATACGTTACGTTAGCTACACCTTCTTCATCTCCAAATCTAGAATCAGCATTAATTGGATAATCTGGACTTTCATTATATGCCCAATCTTCAATACCCAGTTCAATGAATCTAGCGTTAATTTGTTTATTATAATGCTGTGCGATAGTTCTAACTCTTCTTTGAATATCTGCTCTAGATAAATCATGGGTATTTCTCCCGTCCGGATTATTATAGAGAAACTGTATATAGCTTAGTTTTGGTATTTTACATATCTTAGAATATAAAAAACTTCTGATCACTAATTCAAAATCATCTGCAATTGTTAAACTTCTATTGTGTCCTCCTATTTCAAAATAAGTAGATCTTCTCCAAGCTCTGATATGATTTGGAACTCCTACTATATGTCTGATTGTTTTTGGATTAATATTCTGTTGATTAGCAGGTGACAACATCCTACCTTCATATTCTTCTTCTCTATAGCTACCATATCCTAGTGCGAATCCTTCTGGATATTGCTGATTTTCCCATTCTTCATTTACTTCCGCAGTATCTCCATAAAACATTCCACATTCAGGATGGGCCTGTGCGGCTTTATGTAAATCTTCAGCACTCGTCTTAACTAATAAATCGTCATGATCTAATTCTGCCAAGATATACCCTTTAGCCAAAGAACAACATCTATATTTAGATTCTCCTATACAGCCTCCTGACTTTTCTCTAAAATCATATAATTTTACTCTGGGATCAATTGACCTAATATGCTCAGCTATTTTTAATGTTTTACCACCGTCCGTTGAGTCATTTACTAAAACCCATTCCCAGTTAGAATAAGTCTGTTCTCTTAAAGATCTGTATGTGTTCCATAGTTTTTCGCCAGTATTATATATGGGTGTAAAAAACGAAATCATCTGGTCATCTTCTAGGTTAGAAGGTGAGAGAATAGAATTCATTGCAACAGAATATGAGGAATCTCCTATATCTTCTAAATCTACCGCATTATACCATTTTTTTCTATATTGCAATGGTAGTGCCGCAAGATAAGGGAAATCTTTCCAAGAAGATCCATTTGTTATAATGGCATCTGGATTAAATTCGATTATTACATCGGTTACATTATTATCGTCTTCTAAATATTTTACATTTAATTCGTCCGCTTCGTATGGTAGATACTTATTAGATTTTAATTCTGGCTTAGTTTTTCCTATATAAAGTATTTTAGGTATTTTAGCAGATGGTACTTTTTCTAAATAATTGTAGTGGGATAAAACCTTATCAATCCATACAAATGCATCTCCATGTGTTTTTAATACTTCTTCTATAAAGAAACCGTCTGCTGCATAATTTGCACTAAATGAATGAGTATCAAATATGCTTCTATTAATAACCATCTGTGCAATGTCAATTTTCTGAAAGGCAGTATTTTCACGACTAGCTACTCTAATTTCTTGTCCTGTAAAATCTCTACCTGCAACTAATTGAGAAACGATATGAACCTGTGCAATTGGAAGATTCTTTATACTCGCTTTAATAGTTTTATAAAAATCTTCATGTATAATGTTATCGTCATCTAATAAATAGATCCAACCTGATTTGATTGTTCTAATAATATCAGAAACTTCAGGATATAATAATCCTCCTTGTTGACCTTTTACAAAATGTAATTTGACATTGGCAGTATCTGTTAAGTTCGAGAGAACCTCTGCGTCAATATCTTTTAACGCTCCTGTATCAAATACAATGTGCCAATTTACATTTACTCCCTTGGGCGAGTTTAATACGCCTTCTTTAATTGTTAAAAGGTTACTTGTCCTAGTACACCTTGTAATAATACTAATCTTCATATTTAAGTTTATTTTTTATACGTCAAAAAAGAACATGTGGAAAAACCTAGCATTGTCAATCGCATCTCCAAAATATTGTGTAGCTGCGTGAATGTTTTTCGCATTAAACAATACTAGCCTATTATACACATTACCTATTTCATCTACTTTTTCAAAATTAGATCCATCGAAAAAATTCATTTCATTACTATTACCTTTAAATGCATCTACGTATGCTTGTGTATTTCTTTTATCATCATCAAAACTATAATCTCCTGTCACTTTACTTCTATAGAATGCGGTTCCTGAAGTAGGAGGAGCGTCAGGTGTTAAATATACCATTGCTGCGTATGTTTGATTATCTACATGATATACTATAGGTTGATCTGCTGTGCAAAACTGGAATATTCCATTTGCATAAGAAGGATGATTCCAATTATATATAGGTTTTCCTATAATTTCTTCTAACTTTTCTTTAGTACCTTCTAGTATAAACCTTTCTTTAGCTCTTTCACCTTTATGATAGTTAGAAGGTGAAAATTCTAAATTATTCATTGCCCATTCTCTTACTAAATCAGGGTCTTTATAGAATCCATCAACTGCTATTATATCTTTATCAGTTCTATTAAATTTAGAATAGTATACTATCCATTTATCTATTGGTCCAATTGGACATGGGCCAATGCTAGTATCTGCTACTATGGTTTTAGATCTATCTTCAATAGGAATTTCAAGGGTAAATTCCATATTCTTATTTGTTAATGAATAATCGTATGCATCTAACACGTCTGTTCTAGTTCCTTTAAAAGAAACTTCTAAATTCTTTTTTGAATTAGCAATTGAAAACCCTATAACTTCTCCGCCCATTAATCCGATCCATCCTTTAAGGCTATATGTCTTTTCTCCCTTGTTTACTTCTTCTATATAAAATTTTAAAGACTTTGTAAACGTTTCATGATTAATTGTATATTCCATTCTTTTATTACTCTATAATATTAGTTATACTTACTTAATTGAAAATGTTTCTTAGTGTAATAAGATAATAAGTTATTACAATCTATATATCACATAAAAAAAGGGTCCTCTTTCGAGGACCCTTTCTAAAATTATCTTGATGATTTAAATTAAGACTCTAAAGTTTTAATTCTTGCTTCAAGTTCTCTAATAGCTTCGATTAAAAGACCGACCATTTTTTCATAGTCAACAGTTTTGTAAACTGTTCCGTCTTCTGCACCATCCATTAGTGGCATTTCATGTTCTCTTACTAACATTGGTAATACCTCTTCTACTTCTTGGGCGATAAGACCTAGATCATGAAGACCTTTTCTGCTACCGCTATTCCAATCATATTCAACACCTCTTAATTGTAAGACTTTAGACAATGCATCTTCGATAGTCGATACGTTATCTTTAAGTCTCGCATCCGAGATAGAAGTTGAGTATGCAACAACATCACCATCAACGTGAAGGTTACCGTTACTGTATAATCTCATTTCTTCTGAGCTGTTTACGTAGAATTGTTGTAATGCACTGGAGTTATTGTAATATACAAATTCTCCACCAGTGTTACCAACATACTGATTAGAATATAATCTGTAGTTAGACGTGTTAGGACCTACGGCACCTTGGCTACCCGTGTTACCTTTAGGACCAGTTGAACCAGTAGAACCTTGAGCACCACTTGAACCATTAGATCCATTAGCACCAGTTAAACCTCTAGCACCTTGGGCACCAGTATCACCTTTAGCACCTTTAGCACCTTGTGGACCTGTAGAACCTACAGTACCAGTTGTACCTTTTGCACCTTGGAAACCTTGATTACCTTTAGCTCCACCGCCACCAGTTGCACCTCTAGCACCTTGGGCACCAGTAGAACCTTGAGAACCAGTATCACCTTTAGTACCTTTAGCACCTTGTGGACCCGTAGAACCACCGCCACCAGTTGGACCAGTAAATCCTTGATAACCTCTAGGACCTTGGCCACCAGTTCCACCAGTTGAACCGGTTGCACCTTGATAACCTCTACTTCCATTGGAACCATTGTTACCTTTAAGACCTTGAGGACCTGTTGGACCTGTTGGACCAGTTGAACCTTGAGAACCTGTGTTACCGACGTTACCTTTAGGACCCGTAGGACCATTTGGACCAGTTGAACCTTGAGCACCTGTACTACCTGTGCTACCTTTAGGACCCGTAGGACCCGTGTTACCGACGTTACCTTTAGGACCTAAAACACCTTGGAAACCAATTGGACCAGTTGAACCAGTGTTACCTTTTAAACCAGTATCACCTTTACTACCAACTGAACCTTGTACACCAATATCACCTTTAGTACCTTTGGCACCAATTATACCTTGTATACCGATTGGACCAACGTTACCTTGATTACCTTTAGCACCAGTTCCACCAGTAAGACCTTGGAAACCTTGATAACCTCTAGCACCCGTGCCACCAACTGCACCTTGCGATCCAGTATCACCTTTAGCACCTCTAGCACCAGTATCACCTTTAGCACCTGTAGGACCATCTGGACCTTGCGAACCAGTTGAACCTTTAGTACCAACTGCACCTTGGAAACCAGTGTTACCAACATTACCTTTAGCACCAACTGCACCTTGAGAACCTGTGTTACCAACGTTACCTTTGTCACCTTTGATACCGATTGGACCAATGTCACCTTTGAAACCTTGTATACCGATTGGACCAACGTTACCTTGATTACCTTTAGCACCAGTTCCACCAGTAAGACCTTGGAAACCTTGATCACCTTTAGTACCCTTTTGGCCTAAAGCACCTTGAGCACCAGTAGCACCTTGAGGACCAGTAAAGCCTCTATCTCCTTTTTCACCTTTAGCACCAGTATCTCCTTGGAAACCTTTAGCACCAACTGCACCTTGCGATCCAGTATCACCTTTAGCACCTTTAAGACCTTGATCACCTTTAGTACCGTTAGCACCTGTTATACCTTGGAAACCTTGGAAACCTTGATCACCTTTAGTACCTTTAAGACCTCTGTCTCCATCGTCACCTTTGTCACCTTTAAGACCGATAACACCTTGAATACCTTGATCACCTTTAGTACCTTTAGCACCTGTTACACCTTGGAAACCTTTAGCACCTTGAGAACCAGTAGCACCTTGAGCACCTGTAGCACCTTGGGCACCAGTATCACCTTTAGCACCTTTAGGACCAACTTCACCTTCAGTACCAGTTATACCTTGGAAACCTCTATCTCCATCGTCACCTTTAGTACCTTTAAGACCTCTATCTCCATCGTCACCTTTAGCACCAACTGCACCTTGAGAACCAACTGCACCTTGAGCACCAGTTGCACCTTTAATACCTTGATCACCTTTAGTACCTTTAGCACCTGTTATACCTTGGAAACCTTGATCACCTTTAGTACCCTTAAGACCTATAGGACCTTGTTCACCTTCATCACCTTTAGTACCTTTAAGACCTTGAGCGCCGGTAGAACCTTGAACACCAATATCACCTTTAGTACCTTTTAGACCTTGGAAACCTCTGTCTCCATCGTCACCTTTAGTACCTTTAAGACCTTGGATACCGATGACACCTTGAATACCTTGGTCACCCTTAGCACCTTTATCACCTTTTTCACCTTGTTCTCCAGTATCACCTTGGTCACCTTTAGCACCAGTGTTTCCTTGGAAACCTCTATCTCCATCGTCACCTTTAGTACCTTTAAGACCTATAGGACCTTGAATACCTTGATCACCAGTTACACCTTGTTCACCTTCATCACCTTTAAGACCTTTAAGACCTCTTTCACCTTCATCACCTTTAATACCAGTATCACCTTTAAGACCTTGATAACCAATATCACCTCTATCACCTGTTCTTGCGAACGTTACGATAAGTTCTTCATTCTGTGTAAACACATTCGAAGCAGAAGCATATATTGTATTACCTACTACACTAAAGTATGTATTAACTTCTTGCATTGAAGAAATTGTAAATAATAAATACTGTGAAGGATCTAATTTATTAGAAATTCTAATATGACCTTTAATAGTAGATGTAGAATCGTCAATAGTTCTTAAGAATTGTTGAACGTCATTGTTAGTTGCATTTAAATCATCAATTAATAATTGAGTAGCAGCACCTGCGTCATCAACATTAAGACTTAAATATCCTGCACCTGGGTCACCTGCGGTACTCGCGTTAAATTTATAGTAGAATGTTGCTCCACCAAAATTACCTTCAGGACCTTGGAAACCTTGATCACCAGTGTCACCTTTGGCACCTTTATCTCCTTTAGTACCTTTAAGACCTTGATCACCAGTGTCACCTTTGGCACCTTTATCTCCTTGGAAACCTTTAGCACCGATGTCACCTTTAAGACCTTGTTCACCTTGATCACCTTTAGCTCCAGTGTCTCCTTGATCACCTTTAGCTCCAGTGTTTCCTTGGAAACCTCTATCACCTTTAGTACCTTTTAGACCTTGGTCACCTTGATCACCTTTAGCACCTTGTTCTCCTTGGAAACCTTGTTCACCAGTATCACCTTGATCACCTTTAGTACCTTTATCACCTTTTAGACCTTGATCACCGGTTACACCTTGGAAACCTTTGTCTCCATCGTCACCTTTAAGACCAGTTTCACCTTGTTCACCTTGATCACCTTTAGTACCCTTGTCTCCTTTTAGACCTTGGAAACCTATGTCTCCATCGTCACCTTTAAGACCTGTTTCACCAGTGTCACCTTGATCACCTTTTAAACCAGTATCACCTTGATCACCAGCTACACCTTGGAAACCTTGTTCACCTTGTTCACCTTTTAGACCTTGATCACCTTTAAGACCTTCATCACCTTGATCACCTTTAGCACCTTTGTCACCTTGATCACCTTTAGTACCAACTTGACCTTGGAAACCTCTGTCACCATCATCACCTTTGTCACCTTTTAAACCAGTGTCACCTTTTAAACCAGTGTCACCTTTAAGACCCTGATCTCCAGTTTCTCCTTTGATACCTTGTTCACCAGTTTCACCATTGTCTCCTTTAATACCTTGGAAACCGATAACACCTTGCTCACCACGATCACCTTTTAAACCGGTTTCACCTTGTTCGCCTTTGTCACCTTTTAAACCAGTATCACCTTGATCACCAGCTACACCTTGGAAACCTTGTTCACCTTGTTCACCTTGATCACCTTTGATACCTTGTTCACCATTGTCTCCTTTAATACCTTGGAAACCGATAACACCTTGCTCACCACGATCACCTTTTAAACCGGTTTCACCTTGTTCGCCTTTGTCACCTTTATCTCCTTGGAAACCTTGATCACCTTTAATACCCTGAATACCATCGTCACCTTTGTCACCTTTAGTACCAGTTTCACCTTGATCACCTTTTAAACCAGTTTCACCTTGATCACCCTGATCACCTTTTAAACCAGTATCACCTTGATCACCAGCTACACCTTGGAAACCTTGTTCACCTTGTTCACCTTTTAAACCAGTATCTCCTTGATCACCTTTGATACCTTGAATACCATCGTCACCTTTGGCTCCAGTATCTCCTTTTTCTCCTTGTTCACCTTGGAAACCTTGAAGACCTTGAAGACCTTGATCACCTTTAAGACCTGTTTCACCAGTGTCACCTTGATCACCCTTGATACCTTGTTTACCTTCAGCACCAGTATCTCCTTGATCACCTTTGATACCTTGAATACCCTGTTCGCCTTGCTCACCTTGTTCGCCCTGCTCACCTTGAATACCTTGAATACCTCGTTCACCTTGAATACCTGTATCGCCTTGATCACCTTTAGTACCTTTGTCACCTTTTAAACCAATGTCACCTTGGAAACCTTTATCTCCTTGATCACCTGTTAAACCAGTTTCACCTCTGTCTCCTTTGGCTCCTTGTAAACCGTCTTTACCTTGAATACCAGTGTCACCTTGATCACCTTTTTCACCTTGAATACCTTGTTCACCGGTATCACCTTTGTCTCCTTTAAGACCTGTTTCACCTTGAATACCTGTTTCACCTTGAATACCTGTATCACCTTGATCACCTTTGATACCTTGAATACCTTGAATACCCTGCTCGCCAGTGTCACCTTTGTCTCCTTTAAGACCTGTTTCACCTTGAATACCTTGTTCACCTTGAATACCTTGTTCACCTGTTTCACCTATGTCTCCTTTAAGACCAGTGTCACCTGTTTCACCTTGGAAGCCTTGTAAACCTCGATCGCCTTGTTCACCTTGAATACCTTTATCACCTTTGTCGCCTTTTGCTCCAGTGTCACCTATGTCTCCTTTAAGACCGATAGCACCTTCAACACCTTGCGCACCAGATAAACCGATATCACCTTGTAAACCTTGATCACCTGTTACACCTCTTTCGCCAGAATCACCCTTGTCTCCTTTAAAACCTTGAACTCCAGTTGCACCTTGTGCACCTTCATTGCCAGCTCCTTGAGGACCTTGATAACCTTGACTACCGGAAGTACTAATAAATGGATTTGCCATGTTTTTAATAATTTATTTTTTTAGTCGTCTAGATTACTTTTGTCGTATACTATTTCAAACTGATCGGTACCTGCAAGTTCATAACCTGCTAAAGTTCCGTTCCAGTATAGAGTATCTCCTGCATCTAAATCAGATGCTGGAACAGCAGTTGTACCACCGTCTCTAGAGAAATATACGTCTCCGTTTCTATCATTATAAGATTCGTCAAGTGCTATACCGTTTAAGAATACTTGAACTGTTGAATCTTGGAAAGGAGTATACGTTAGTGTAAGTCCTGTTGATGAGTAATTTCCTGAAGTCACAGCTGAAAAAGAAGTCTGTGTAAATTCTTCTGGTTGAATTAGGTCTGTTGGTGACTTTGATGGTCTCCATGGAAGAACATGACCCGATGTTTCTGTTAATGCCTGTAAAACTGGATTGCTATATGCAAAACCAGGATCACCGGTATTAACGTAATCTTCTAGTGTACCGTTACCTGAGTTATCTACTACGTAGAATTCTCCTGGAACTAGTGCATCTAATTTAGGCCATTGCGAAACATTTATTGTTCCAACTTGTACGGCGATAAAATTATCTGCATCTACAATAGATTCGATGATTAATCTTCCCAGCTTATTAGCAGTACTTGAATCAGCTAACACCCACCTAGAACCTACGTACGCTATGCATAGGCCAGCAGTAAACCCATGGTCTTCCTGTGTGTATGCCGATTTTAGCGAACCTGATTCAATGCTAGTGTTAATAAGATCAAGAGCAGCCTGTAAGCCGTCAATTTGCTTGATTTTAATTAATGACATGAATAGTTACATTTTTTTTAATTTATTTAATATGTGGAATAATTCCACTCAATCTTATATATTATAAATTGATGGGATAAAGGTCCCAGAATCTATAGTATAAGATATTATTTTACGTATTAATAATCCCACTTATCTGTGAAGTGACATCGTACGTATGTTGGTCGGTTCATTACTGCTCCGCCTTTATGATTTTCTCTGAATCTTGCATTGAAATCTGAATCTTCACTTACGTTACCCCAAGTATCTCTCCATAAAACAGATGCAGATGGTTTATGCATAAACAACCAAGGACTCATTACTACTAAACCTTCCTTTATTCTTGTTATGTTCCACTTTCCTTCAACATCTGGAAGTTCTTCACCATATTCTGTAGAATCTTCAAATGTTTTATCGTCTTTAAATTTCATTACTTCGTTATCGTACCAAGATCTGTTAATCCACCAATTAGCGTCAGGGTTTTTATTAAACTCTATCATTAGGTGTAGTGTATGTTCTTCTAATAACATATCGTCTGAATCCATATATGTAATTAAATTTCCAGTTGCGGCTCCTACTCCTACTCTACGAGGAAAACCTCTATAATATTTGTTGCCTTCTTCGTTTTGCATATATGTACTCATTTCTTTTGAGTTTCTAGAAACGTATATTAATCTTATACTATCTTCAGTTTGAAAATGAGCATCATATAGTGACTTTGTTTCCATACAATTGTCTGCTACTATTATTAATTCACAGTTTTTATATAATTGATTTTGAAAACTCTGGACTGCTCTTAAAAATTTAAAATGTGAATCTTTCCTAGATCCTGGATAATTACCAAGATATGATTGCATGATAATACTAATCTTTGGCTTTGCAGCCGCTTCAATTACTTCTTTTAATTCCATTATTTATTATGTTTATTTATATAGGTTTGTTGACCAGTCATATTCGTTTGATAGAGCATGTTTTCCTGGTTCAAAAATATTCTCTATTAGTTTTTTATATGTATCTACGATGTTAGGATTTGTTGTAAGATACCTTGAAAGAACCTTCGTGCTTTTTGCTGTATATTCCTTTTCTATCTCGTCATGGTGATTTAATACATGCTCTAACATCTTTGCAGCTGACACTGTGTCGAATCCTTTATAATAATATCCTGCGTCTTTAATCATCGTTGCGTTATGAACTAAAGGATATCCAAAATAAAGAGCGTCTAAATATGCATAGTTTAAAGGATTATCCCATTGATGTGAAAGAACTATATCCGTTTTCTCAGAAAGAAAATTAGTTACTGGGTACCTTGAGCACATTTTTAATTTACCGGAATGAGTTACATCTAAGTGTTTAATGGAACTAATAAAGTATTTACTAGATAATAATCTTTTACCACTTCCTACCCAAAATTCATTGAACGCCTTTTTACCTTTTTTTCTGTATAGTTCTTCTACCATCATTATAAGGGGCATACAATACTTAACTACATTCATATTAGGTTCCATTGAAGATAGGTTCATATCTTCTGCATTCTTGCCTCCTTTATAGAATGCGTCTTTCATACCATTTCTGGTATTTTTAGAATTTTCTTCTTTTATAAACTTAGGACTCCATACAAATGGAACCACTTTAACCTTGTCAGCAGAAAGCCTTCCCATTGTTTGATAGTATGATCTATTTTGATATTCCTGTTGTGGGATAAACCATGCTTCATCGTGGCCATGCGTCCAATTACTTACAGATTCTTTAGAATCAAATAAGACTCTTTCCATATCTATAATATAATTATTACCGCAAAAGTATTTAATAATCTTAATTTTAGGATTCTTTTTTCTAACGGCGACTGTTTGCTCTGTACTAAATGAAGTTCCTAGAAGTATTAATAAATCCGTTGAATTTACTTTATCTGCATATTTATAAATAGGATATTTAGAAGTGTCCCAATCTACCTTTGACAGATCTTTAACTTTATTACTAGTGTCTAATGCATATACAGTATGATCTCCTATTTCAGAAAGAGTTTCAATTAAATTTAATACATTTAATTTGATTCCATTTATCCAAAGAGATTCATTATCCTGTTGTAATCCTAGTGTAATTCCAATGTTCATGTTAAACCGATATTTTGTTTTACTATATATTTTAAATAAAAAAGGCTCCTCTTACGAGGAGCCTTTAATCAATTAAGCATTAAGCTAATAATTTAAACCTTGGTTTAGATTATAGTTTTATACCCATAACTTGAACTTTGTCCTTAGCATCAACGTCATAAGCTAATAAGCCTGTGAAATCGATATCAGTACCAGCTCTACATGTGAAATCAACGAATACACCGTTTACATAAACAGTTAAATCATCATTAGTTCCGAATGCAACAGGCTGAGGTAAAGTAAATAAGTTAGTTGCAGAAAATACTGCAGTTTGTCTTAGGTACGTACCACCTTCTTCAACAGCTACTTCTAATGAATCGATAGATGCGTTTATAACATTTACCTCTCCGTTAGTTGTTGCTATCTCAGCAGCTAATTCAGCAGATAAAGCAGATTCAACAGAACCAGCTCTTGTGATTTCAGCAGCTAAGTCACCTTCAACACCTAATACTCTAGTGTCGATTGAAGTGATGTCACCAGCTAATTCACCGTCAACAACCTCTAAAGAATTAACTGAAGCAGTTAATAATAAGTTGTCAGCGTCGTTAGCGTCGATCTGTGCTTTTAACTTAGCGTCTTCACCAGCTCTATCTTCTTTTTCTTGCTCGATAGCAATCGCTAGATTGTTATCAACAGCTTCTAAAGAATCGATAGATCTGTCTTGTGCGATTTGCTCAGCGTTAGTTGAAGCGATTTCAGCAGCTAAAGCAACTTCTAAAGAATCAACAGATGCGTCAGTTCTTACTACGAATGCAGCAAAAGCATCATCATTTTCAGTATCAACAGAGTTGATTAAAGAAACGATTTCAGCGAATGAATCTTTGTCAGCAGTTGAAGCTTCTAAGATTGCATCGATTCTACCCTTTTCTGTAGCGATGTCAGATGCTAATTCACCATCAACAACCTCTAAAGAGTTTACAGATAATGTTAAGTTAGCGTTGTCTAAATCGTTAGCGTCGATTCTAGAACCTAATGCTAAATCAGCAGCAGCTCTTAATCTTGCTTCCTCTTCGATAGAAGATGATAAACCAGCGTCAGCAGCTTCTAAAGAATTGATAGATGCGTCTTGAACAGCTTGCTCAGCAGCAGTTTCAGCGATCTCAGCAGCTAATGCTTCTGATATCTTACCTTCCATTGCAGTTGCTCTGTCGATTTCAGCTTGTAAGTCACCTTCAACACCAGATACTCTAGTGTCTAATGAAGTAACATCACCAGCAAAACCATTGTCAACAGCTTCTAAAGAATCGATAGATGCGTTAACATTGATAAAATCAGCGTTAGTTGCAGCGATCTCTGCGTTTAAAGCAGCTTCAATAGCATTTTCTCTACCAGTTGCTCTTTCGATTTCAGAAGCTAAGTCACCTTCAACACCTAATACTCTAGTGTCTAATGAAGTGATGTCACCTTCTAAACCAAGAATGTCAGAGTCATTGCTTGTGATTTGTCTCTGAAGATCAGCATCAACTAATTCTAATGAATCGATTGACTTATCTGTTCTTAGTACGAATGAAGCGAATGCATTGTCATTTTCAGTATCAACTGCGTTGATTAAAGAAACGATTTCAGCGAATGAATCTTTGTCTGCTTCTGCAGAATCTAAGATTGCATCTACTCTTTCTTTTTCTGTTACGATCTCAGCCGATAAAGCAGTATCAACAGCTTCTAAAGAAGATACTTCACCTGCGATGAAAGTCTCTAAAGAGTTTACTGATGCGTCTACTGTATCAAATCCTTGTTTGATGTCCCATACGTTTGCAATTTTTACATTGTCAGACGATACAACATTTGCCCATGTGATTGAACTTAGAAAGTCAGAAATTTGTTTTGAACGAATTTGTGCCATATTATTTATATAATTATTTTTTGCACACCCTACATTATTGTAGGATTGAATTATATATTAATACGTTTATTCATGGGGGGTAAAAAAGTATATAATATCTTAATAAAATTAACTTTTTTTTACGTATTTACGTATTTACGTTTTTCTTATAATACTAAGATATTATATTATTATGCGTATGATTCATAGAATAAAGATATTCTATCTTCTTCCGAAAGATCGTAGCCGGCAACTACTGCATTAAATATAAGTTCGTCGCCTACGCGGATATCTTGGAATGTTCTAGCAGTAGTTCCTCCATCTGCTGAAAAGTAACCATCTAGGTTTTTAGTTCCATCTCCTAATGAAATAGAAATACCGTTAATTTCGACATCAATATATTGTCCATCATCTGGGGTAACAGATAATATAATACCTGTTCTTGATACATTACCAGAAGTCTTGTTAGGAGTTAATTCTTTGTCTAATGTAGTGCTAGCTTTTTTAGCTAAATCAGATGCGGAAAGTGCAGATCCATATACGTCTAATTTAAATGAAACTTCATCTCCTACGAGCCAATTATTTTTATAAACACCGGGTCCTTCCGTAGACGTTTCATGAACTAGCATTAACTTAACTGCATCATCTAAGTCGTCAACACAATTACCAGATCCACAATTTACCCTATACCAGTCTACGACATTAAATATAGAATACTGTGCAGTGTCATCTCTGTTAATTAAGGTAATAGTACCTTCAATTCCATCTTTATCAATTCTATTAATTAAAAAGTTTTCTAAAACACTTACTCTAATTCCATCATAGTCGCTATTCATAAATGTCATTTCAGATACTTCTCCCGGTGTTCCGGAGTTTAAAGATAAGTTTCCTTGTCCGATGGGAACAGATCCGTCAATGTGCTGTATTTTATAATATGGATCCATTGAAGCAGAAACTCCAATTCCAGTAGATGACCTAGTCGATTTATATTGACTAGCGTCATGTCTATTCTCATTAAATAATATCGATCCTATTTCTAAATTAGGTAAAGAATATATTTTAGTAGGGTTTATGTTTTCGTTAACAACTACAATGTTTACAAATAATTTTCCAGCTGGTAAATTAAGAGTTTGTAATCTAGCAAGCTCAAACTGAAATACAGCCTGTGTGTTTGGATCTCCATTGAGTAAAGATAATTCTCCTGAAACGCCATACACCCTTGGCATAGCATACTGTGCTATTAAGTTAAAAGATTCATCCAATAAGTTCATAGTGAAACTCGTGTATAGTGCAGGGTTTAAATTTCCATCTAATCTGTCTCTATATAATTTTATTGTATATACCTGAGAATCACCTTGAATAACATCTATTGTATTATCAATGTAACCTATAATATCTTCTTGCGTAACGTGTGCCATACTGAGCTATTTGTTTTTTATATATATCTTCTTTAATTTGTTCTCAAATGGTTATACAGTTTAAACTTTAATACTGGTAAAACCCTTTCATCCATGTCAAATTCTGAATTGACACTACATCTGAAAAATCTATAATCTGAACTTTCCTGTTCTACCTTTGTTATGAAAAGAGATATTGCTCTTAAATCATATATTGATTCTCCTTCAAATTTTAAATTTAGATCTTTCCAATTTTCAGTTAAAAGAGACGGAACTTTAAATGAATAAACTTTCATTATATCGTCTTGAGATTTAATAAGGGCATATCCTAGTTTTTTAGTTCTTTTTATATTTGGTATTTCTGTAACATTAATTGATCTTTCCACCAGTCTAAATACCACTCTTACATTTTTATGTATTTCTTCTAAAACATCAATTGCTTTGTCACATAATTTATACATGTCTTCGATACTCTTGTCTCCTTCTGGATATTCATATTCCAATGACATCGTATCCAGATTAATTCCCTTAAGTACCCTAAGATTAACGTCTATTTCTTCCTTTCTATGTTTAATTTTGTACATTTCAAGTAGATGATCTTCTACTTCGTCAAGAATAGATATTAGCCCTCCGTCTTTAAGATTCTTATTAAATAAGTTCTTAGCTGCTAAAAGTTTATAGAATTTTAGTTCAAAATCATGTGGCTCTATAGTTAGCCAATTGGGATCTAATACATTCATGGAATATTTATCTAATATTCCAGGTGCGTTCCTTTATTTTTTAGAAGATGTCTTCTTTTTAGAAACTTTTTTAGCTGTATTTTTATCAGTGGGTGGAATAGTTAATCCCCATTGTAGTATAAACCACTGTGCTTCCTTTTCGGCCATATCATGAGATAGACCTAGTTTACTAGATACAGTTTCTGTTATATGCTTTATAAATTTCTGCTCTTTCTCTTGAGTAGTTTTATATTCCATATACCATTGTGGATTGTCCTTAACATCATCATAGGTTACCCCGTGATCTTTTAATTGATGATTGATTAGCTCAATAAATAATTCTCTTTCAATGTCTCTGTTTCTCATAATGATAGTATTGTAATTAGTGCATCCATATCCTGTAACCTAATCCATTCGTCATAGGTTAAAGAGATCATGGTGAAGTCTTTTGCCGGTGTATTTAAAAATTCAAACTCTTTCGTCGTTTCTGAAAAAGGATCACTTAATATCTTATTAAGAGAGTCTAAATCTTGCGTTTTTACGTAAATATGAATTTTCATATAATTTATATATTAAGATTTCCCGATGATTTCGTCAATAATACCATAAGCTTTAGCTTCTTTTGCATTTAACCAAAAGTCTCTAGTCGCATCTTTCATTACTTCGTCAGCTGGCTTTCCACAATATTCTCCTAAAAGATTAAATAATTCTTTATTTACTTTTTGCCATTCTTTCCAATCTATTTCAGCATCTTGAATATTACCATTAAATCCACCGGAAGATTGGTGTAACATTGTAGTAGAATGTCTAAGTGAAGATCTTTTTCCCTTAGTCCCTGCTCCTAATAAAACAGAACCCATTGATGCCGCCATTCCGGTATTTACCGTTTTAATATCTGACTTAATGTAATCCATAACATCAACCATTGAAAGTCCACTTTTAACACTTCCGCCTGGAGAATCAATATGCATTGTAATATCTGTTCCTCCAACTGAGTCTAAAAACATCAGCTGTGCTTGAACAATCGTAGACATATTATCATTAACAGGTCCTGCAACCCATAATAATCTATCCATCATTAATCTAGAAAAGATATCCATCTGAGTAGCTCTTAACTCTCTTTCTTCTAAGATATATGGAGTTAACGAGTTTTCAATCTGCTTTTCATAGTAATTTAATTTAGATGATGAAACATTATGATCACTCATCGCATACTTTTCAAATTCTTTTCCGTAATTCATATAATTCTTTGTGTGTATTATTTTAATATTATATTAAGTTATCCTTAAATGTTTCAACATAAGAATAAGTATTATCAGATTCGGTATCATCTCCTTGTGTTATTAGATTATGATTAGTCATATACACTTGCATGTTTTTGAATTGATAATTAATCCATACGTCAACTGGGCCGACAATAGGCAAACCTTCTAATAATTTCTTAGCTCCTTCGTATGTTAATACGTAACCAGATAACCACCATACTCCATTATATAACCGTGATAGATTTTGGGAATGAGGATCCCATGTAAATCCAAATTGATTTGGCAAACTAGAAAGATACAATAAATCCCAATCATTAGGAAGTTCTTTTTCAAATATGCTTTCTATTTTATCTTGAAATTTATGACAAAATTCAAAGTCATCTTCCATTATGAGGGTGACTGGTGTTTTATTCTCTACAATTTCTTTCCAAATTCTATAGTGTGAAAATGCGATTCCAGTTTCAGCAGAAGAACATAATATCTTATTATTTCTTTTTAATTTATTTTTCATTCCGGGAGAAGGATCTATTTCCCAGTGAAATGAAAATGGATATTTGTTAATGTGTATTTTTTTAGAAAACCACTTTATTCTTTTTCCTTCTATTGCGTCAAAGAATCTTAAATGATCTAGTAATGTTTTACGTCCCTTTAGTTTTTGGGAAGATGCTCTCTTCTCTGCTATTTTTAATCTATCTTTCCTGTATGCTAGATGAATAACTACGGTGTCGTCAATATACTTAGTCCAGTCAATTCTTTTCTGTCTCTCGAATACTCGTAAGAGTCGAGAGAACCACTTTGCTGTGGTTCTAGCGACTCTATTAAATCCTTCAAGCCCGTACTTCATTATTGAATTTATATTCTATTTAGCAAGTCTGTAATGTGTTTACATTTTTCATAGTTTTCTCTTTCTTTAAAGAATTCTAAAGATTTTTGCAAAGACTTAATATATCTATCTTCATCCAAAAAGGATTCGTACTCAGTACCGTGCTCATCTACCATTAAACATAATATATTACCGTTCATTGAGATGCCGTCTAGCGTATCTTCTATATGTTTTATAATGTTTAAATGAAAGCCAACGATGTCATCGATTCCATCTTCTAGGGAACCTATTTCCATTGTCTTTGTATTAATCCTGAATCTCGGGTATTCCATCTTCACCTATGAGTTCTTCTTCGTTAACAATTCCTATATATGTTTCAAGTATTTCTTTAAATTCTAGCTGAGTTGGCTTTTCACCTTCGATTACTTCATTTACCTTTTCTATAAAAGATAATCCATGATCTGTTAATAGCATTTTACCAGCTTCAATATTAAAGAATGGTTCTTCAATAATCATTGCGTATTGTTCATTCTTTTCTGAATTTTCTTTAGATATTTCTTCTGCTAATTCAAAGTGTCTTTCGTAAAAGTGAGAATTGTCTGCACAGTGATAGTATATTCCTAATTCTAATTCAGGATAAGCGTCTTTTAACCATAAATGTACGTGCTGGTGTACGAATGCGAAAAAGGGTGCATCAAAAGTAAGACCATAGAATATATCATTAGATCTCATCTGTACTTTCATGTGAAGACGATTGTTTCTAATAAAGAAATTTAAATACATTGTACATACAAAATCTTTGTTACCTTCAAACTGAAATTTAGGTTGATTAAGAAATGCTATTGCTTGTCTAGAGTTTTGATCTGCTTTTAATGAATCTACAACCCATTCTAATTGTTCATTAAATAATAGTGAACCATAGTTTGAGTTGATTTCATTTGTATTAGGATTAGTTAATGTAGACCAGAATCCTGAAAATTGACCTATGTAATCTACGTCATTATCTTTTCGTAAATACCATGCTAATTCACCTGCAAAATATTTCCAATTAAATTTTCTGCTTTCAAAATTTGCAATAGGAAGATATGAATCTATCCCTAGTGTTGTTAAGGGAAGTTCTTTGACTTTCATATCTCTAGGTTGTGATTCGCTACCTATTTCGTCTATGTTTTTTAATATTTCTTGAAATTGACTTGAAAAATTCATTTAATAAGTTATTAGTTTATTATTATACTATTTTTTAATAGAAAGTTTATCTTCTTTCTTAATATGTGTTATCGTGTAAACCTCGTCTCCTTTAACTATTTCTCCTTTAATGATTGCATCCGCTAAAAGATCTTCGATATAAGTCTGAACTGCTCTTTTTAAAGGCCTTGCTCCATAGTCAGGATCATATCCTTTATCTGCTAAAAATTCTTTAGCTTGCTTAGTAACTTTGATATTGTATTTTTGGTCGAACATTCTGATTACTAGATGTTTAACTTCAATATCAACTATTTGAAGAATATCTTCATGTTTTAACTGATCAAATAATACTACATCATCTAATCTATTTAAGAATTCAGGTGCAAACTTGTTTTTAAGTTCTTTTGCGATGATAGCTTCAGTATGCGCTTTTCTTCCAGCAATTGAAGATTTCTTAGTTTCAAATCCAATACCTGTTCCAAACTCACTTACTTTTTTAGCACCGACATTAGATGTCATAATGATAATTGTATTTGTAAAGTCTACGGTTCTTCCCAATGAATCTGTTAATCTTCCTTCATCTAATACTTGTAATAGCGTATTGAATACATCTGGGTGTGCTTTTTCAATTTCATCGAAAAGTACAACTGAATAAGGTCTTCTCCTAACTTGTTCTGTTAACTGTCCACCATCTTCATGACCAACATATCCAGGAGGAGAACCAATTAATCTAGATACTGCGAACTTTTCCATATATTCACTCATATCAATTCTAATTAAATGATCTTCTGATCCAAAATAATAATTAGTAATTGCCTTTACAGTTTCTGTTTTACCAACTCCAGTTGGTCCTAAGAACATAAAAGAGCCGATTGGTTTTTTAGAAGATGATACACCAGTCCTTGATCTTTTAATTACCTTAGAGAGTGCGTCTACTGCTTGATCTTGTCCAATAATCATTTTTTTAAGTTCTTCTTCCATAGCCATGATTATCTTACTCTCATCTCCTGTCATTCTAGTTACAGGAATTCCAGTTGCAGTAGAAATAGTTTCCGCAATGTCTTCTGACGTTACTTTCTTCTTTTTATCTCTTAGTGATTTTTCCCATGAAGCTATTTTTGTTTCTATTAATTTCCTAGATTGAATCTCTTTATCTCTAAAGTGAGCTGCTTTTTCATAATCCTGTTCTTCGACAGCTTTTAATTTGTCTAAAGAAATAGCTTCAACTTCTGTCTCTGCTCGTTTAATATGTACAGGAACTTTGATTTCACTTAAATGTACCTTAGCTCCTGCCTCATCCATTAAATCAATAGCTTTATCAGGAAGTTCTCTGCTTGTAATATATCTTGTAGAAAGAGAAACACAAGCTTCTAATGCCTCATCAGTATATTCAACTGCATGATAGTCTTCATAGTTTCCTTTAATTCTCTGTAAGATTTCTATTGTGTCTTTCTCACTAGGTGGATCTATAAATACCTCCTGGAACCTTCTGGTTAGTGCTCCATCATCTTCGATATTTTCTCTATATTCATCTAAAGTAGTTGCACCAATACATTGTACTTGTCCTCTTGCTAGTGCAGGTTTTAATATATTTGAAGCGTCTAAAGATCCGCTAACACCACCTGCTCCAACAATTGTATGTAATTCATCGATAAAAACAATGATGTCTTTGTTATTCTTTAATTCCTCAACGATAAGTTTCATTCTTTCTTCAAACTCACCTCTATATTTTGTACCTGCTACGATATTAGAAATATTGATAGAAACTATTCTTTTCTTTAAAAGAGTTCTTGCTACTTTTTTATCTACGATTCTTTGTGCAATCGCCTCTACTAACGCAGTCTTACCTACACCAGGATCTCCTAAAATAATAGGATTATTCTTCTTTCTTCTCGATAGGATTTGGCAAATTCTATACACTTCTTTTTCCCTTCCGATAATAGGATCTAGATTTCCTTTTGCAGCTTCAGCTGTTAGGTCTTCTCCATACTCATCAACGTAAGGTGTTTTTCTTTTACCGCCTTTTCCTGGATTTTCAAATTGTTCTGCCATTGTAGAATTTAATTGTTATACTTATTTTACTCCGTTTTTAGGAATTGTTTATTTTGACAGATTATCTGCGGCTGCTATTGCAGGTAAGATATCTGGCTTTATTCTTACTTTAATTCCAAGAGACTTAACGTAACCTATCGCAGCGTTAACTACTTTATTAGAAGCGTGTTGTTCTTGGTGGTTGAGGTCTAAATCAATTGTATGTATATTTATCCCATTATCCCGAAGATATTGTGTAACTTCGACAGATCTTTCAACTTCTCCCCATAACTTTCTCCACATATCTCGAATAGGTTCTACCTTTTCCTTCTTATAAAGAACATGGCATCCAGTATTTCCAACATGAATTACAACAGTGCTTACGTATGTAGTAAACTCACCCTTGACATGTGAATCACATCCTACATAAATTCGAATTGAATTATTGGAATTTCTTTTTATGTATTGTTTTAGATACGTCGCTAGATCAATTTGCGACTTATCAGCCAGTTTTCTAAACTTCATTTATTATGTGTATTAGAAATTAGTGGAGTCAGTATTCTTAGAAAACTTATTATGATACTCTGTAATTTTAGAGACCGCTTCTTCCGCCGTATCGACTACTCTAAATAAATCAAAATCTTTTTGACTTATTGCACCGTGTTTCCATAAAGTATTTTGCATCCAATCTACTAGACCTTCCCAATAATCTTTACCCACGAGAACAATAGGATATTTTATATTATGTCCACACTGTGCTAGCGTAATAGCTTCAAACAACTCATCTAAAGTTCCAACACCTCCCGGGCAAATAACAAATGCCTGTGAATATTTAAGGAACATTACCTTACGTGTAAAGAAATATCTATTCTCAACTCCTAAGTCTACGTAATCATTCATACTAGCCTCAAATGGTAATTCAATTCCAACGCCTATGCTTTTACCACCTGCATCATGTGCTCCTTTATTAGCAGCTTCCATAATTCCAGGACCACCTCCTGTAATAACACCGAAACCTGCTTCAACGAGAAGCTTTCCAATTTTCTCAGCTTCTTTATACATTGGATTTGTTGATAATGTTCTAGCGCTTCCAAACACAGAAACACAGGGTCCTAATTCATTAAACGTATCAAACCCCTTTGTGAATTCTCCCTGAATTCTTAGAATCTGCCAAGCATCTTCAGATTTTCTATTGTTACTCATTATGTGTTTTGATTATGTGAATACTTTAATATTATACTAAGATATTCCTAAAAGTTTAGATAAAAAAAGACCAATTCGTTAGAATTGGTCTTAAAATAAATTATTTCTGTATAGCTATTCGTTCAAGTTTAAATATAAAACTTATGGATTATATATCAGCGTCTAAAGAGTAAAATGTAATATTTTATTAAAATAGTCGAATAAAATGATAATATCAAAATATCATATTATCATAATTTTAGAATCTTAAAATATCTTATTATTTTAATCTAATATTATTTACTGATCTTGCTGTACATCTCCAACATAAGGAAGCGGTTGAATCGGAACCAACCTCGGACCACTCTGTACATTCTCCGTCTTCCGGTGCAAATTCAGAATATTTGCTCATAGTTGGTTTTGAGTTTTGACATATCATCATTCTCTTACCATCTTCTTGCTTAGTTTTCCAATGTGTTCTTTTTTTAGCCATGTTTACCTTTATTAATCTTATCATAATATTAAGTTATTATAATAGGTCTTCGTCTTCTTCTTTAAAATCTAGATCTATTTTAAAATTCTGCATTTGTGTATACAAATCGTCTAATATATGTGCAGCTACTAAAAAATTAACAGTAATTCCTATTGAAAAGATCCATCCGAACGACCATCCGGATATCCATGCAATAAATGAAGATACGAGAGCTATTAATATTGTTGGAATTGCAAAGATAGCTGCAATGACACTAACGATTAGCACACAGTATATCATTTTTGATAAAACGTTATTCATATTAAAAGTTTAAGTTAATCCTTTAATATTATACTCTAATAATCTTAATTGTTTCAATTACCTCTTTTTCTTGAAGGAGGAGAGCTTGAACGAACAGGTGTCGAAGATCTTGTATTAGATGGACGAGAATTATTAATCACAGGTCTATTATTATTAGATGGACGAGAATTATTATTAAACGTTGGGCGATTATTTCTCACTGGCGGTTTTTCTCTAATAATTCTTGGCCTAGTGTTTGTATTATTAGAGTTGTTCTCGGGTCTCTGGTAGACTCTTACTCGTGTGTTATTATTTCTATTCGGACTATTATTGATGATAACCTCATTGTTCCTAGTATTATTAGTGCTTCTTCTAGTAGTCGTATTTCTAGTTCTTCTTCCATTATTTACTTCAGTTCTAATACTTGAACGTCTGCCATTAATATGCACTGTATTTGTTCTGCCACTTCTCCAACCTGGGATTCCATAGACGTTATTACCATAATACGGCCATCCTCCATAATAATTATTAAAGTGTGAACCATACCATCCATAATGGTTTCCATATCCCCAACCATGATTATTCCAACCATAGTAGATTCCATATCCCCATCTATCATATCCAAAAGGAGACCATCTATGAGGAGAACCCCAAGAATTCCAGCCTGTATAACCCCAAGCCCAATCATTCCACATCTGATCTCTATTCCAGCTCCAATAATAATTATTCCATCTAGAATCGTATTGTCTTCCTAGTAATCTATTATTCCAATCAAACGACCTCGGTTGACTCAATGCGTATTGCGCAAAGTCTAATCTGAAGCTTAGATCTGTTCTTAGTTTATTTCTAAATTGAAATTCGGATAGCGTGTCTATTTTAACATCTCCGAAGTGTTGCATCGACGTCGACACATTGCGCGCCGAAACATCGTTATTTTGATCGTAACCCATCAATCGAAATTGTGTGCTACAAGAGGCTAGAAGAAAGATTCCTAGCATTAGAATTAAGTGGTTTAGTTGTTTCATATACCTTATATATCTCAGATTCCTCTAATTCCTCCTAGGACTTCATAGTCTTGGAAATTTTTTGAGTTAGGAAATTTTTCTAAATAGTCATCGCCGCCTCTCTATACTCCCTCTAAGTCAGGGGAAAATTTGGAATTGACTTTTAAAAAAACGTATTTTTTCAATTTTATGTTTCTTCAAAATACTCTAATCCAAATACAAATCCATCGCAATCCACTCTAATATAGTCCTAGGTCCCCTGTACCGGTAGGTAGTGGGGCCGCTCTCCCAGTCTCTGAGCCCTCAAATGTGTCATACTCAATATAGTGCTCTTTTAATAGAGGCAATAACGTGAATGTGCGCTCGTCACCCACCGTCAACGATACTAAAAGCGTCCATGTCTCCCAAGCCCTTCTTGTCTCCTAGTAGGAAATAACGTTTATTAATAGTGTTTTATTAGTTTAAGACCTCTAAGCCCTTAAACTGCCGCCGCACCTCCGACGACTTAGTGTCATAGTGTGGCTCTTTTTTTGGGTTATTAGAGGGTACCTCTGAGACCTCAAAGACGTGTGACGGCTCTAATCAACGGGATGGACTGTCGTCGGGGTTTTACCCTTGGACTTAAAGACTTAAGTTATACTGCTAGGTCTCAGAAAAGTTTCATTTATACTGAACTTTTTTTCTCAAAGACTTGGAGGGCTAGTGGGGAGTAAGAGCGACGGGATCGCGCTTCTTATCTAAATTTAGGTATATTTAGTTTAGGAGTTTTAAAAGATGTAAACGATGTATTGGGTGGTTTCATCTTTACTGGAGGCGGCATTAAGCTCGTCGGCTTCATTGGATCTTTAGGACTCTTCTTTGGTTTACTAGGACTAGGTGAATTATCTGCAGGTTGTTCGGCTGTGTTAGGAGTGTCTTGTGCACTACTTGAAACTTGATTCATCATTCTATCTCGTGCTTTCTGTTTGAAATAGTCTGTAAGGCTGAAACTTGACGTATCTTCTGGTGGTGCAGCTTGATTTTGAGCTTGCTTATCATTTAAATTTGCTTGCTTACTATCTACATGTGTATCTTGCGCTTTGTTCTTGGATTGCTGGTCACTCATTTGCGAATTTTGCTTAGAGTTTTGTGAATCGTTTGATGCTAGCGACTTATTATTACTATTTGACATCTGGCTATTATCTGAAGTATGTACTTGTGGAGTATTTACAAATGCATGCGCTTTATTAAATGGAGAATTTAGTTGGTTCATATTCTATATATCACGCATAGGGTATTTTTATTGGTTTTTACACGCTCGAGAATATTTGAGCTTGGGTAACATTGCTTTTCTATATTATTTCTATCTAGGAGCACTCATAGGTATATACTGCTTAAATCACACACGAGACAAGTGGTTGACATTTAGCTAAGTGCTTTTTGACTATTGCTAATTATACAATTAATGTTAGAGCATGCCCCAAGGAAGGTCCCCCTCCCACCACACGTTAATTCGCGTTTTAGTGTGACTACTCGGAGGCCTGTAAAAGCCTATCTAGCTCCTGTTGTAATTTGGGTATTTTTGGGCTATAAGGTGTTTCTAGCTTCAATTTGATGATCTCGGCTCTAATTGCCTCTACTCGTTGTTGTTTACTCTGTTCCATAAGGTATCTATTTGTTTATATAGCTAATATACTAAATTTCTATGACCCGGTATAATATTTAGGCAATTATTTACCAGGGCTTGCCGGTGACTGCCGGTGCTGTCTAGGGCTCTCGGTCTTCTCTGTACTCTCTGGTTACCCGGTAGCTCTAGACTCTCTCTATGATGAGGGGTTGTTGGGGATGCGGGCGATAGTCGATTGGCCCCTGAGCACATCCCGACAGTTGCCTCTATAGTGTTTCTATAGGATTGTCTCCAGGGGGCTCTCCAGAGTGCCCTGGGAGCTCCCCGGACAGCCCCTGGAGCAAAAAGGCCCCTGGGAAGCCCTGGAGAGCTGCCCTGGGAGCTATTATATAGTGTTATCTGGATGGGTTGCATATATGACCTATTCTGGTTTATATTATACGCATATTTAAAGCTTTGTTTCAGTGCCCAGGGGCCTTTTTTCACTTTTTTTCACCTTTTTAACACTTTGGATTTTTATTTGTCAGTTTTTATGATTATATTAGCTATATAAGTTACTTAATTAAACCCCTTTAAATAATGGAATTCTTCCAATTTAGTTTTGACTGTCTTTCTGTTGGTGATTTGATCACTTTAATCTTTATTTATGAATTTGCGACAACCTTGTTTACCGCAACCTCTAGTATGTTCTTTTCTTATTGTATGCAATTTGCGGCTTTTCGTAATTTTATGAAACCTGGTCGCTCTTATAAAAAAAATCAAAAATAAGCAGCCTAGAATTTTTATTTGTCGCCGGAATTGCTTATATTAGTATAGTAATTAGTTAATCAACCTTTTAAAAACACATTTATGAAAAATCGTTCTCCACGTGCCAACCGTTATCCTAATGGCTACCAGCCTAAAATTGACTATTATCAGGCTAAAATCGCGAATGCTACCGATCGCCTCGAGGTTCACAATATTATCTTCTTTGCCGGGAAGCTTGAATACTTCCTTAATAAACAGGCTGAGGTAGATGCTCGTCTAGAGAAACTTTATTAAAAAAAGTCTGCCCTGGATTTTTTATTGTCGCCGGAATTGGTTATATTAGTATAGTAATTAAAAAACAAACAAACTATGTCAGTTAAGTTAAACATCCTTCCCTTTCTTATGTCTATCGTGTCTTTTATCGTCGCTGGTATGACAGTTACCTCAACAATTGATAAGTATATTAGCTTTGCCGGTGAAGATAACGCCATGGGCTTCTTTATCGCTGCTACGATGCTTGGTCTATTGGGTCTAGTAGCTAGCTTTGAAAAATTACCAAAGAAATAATCATCTGGACCAGTAGCTCAGCTGGATAGAGCATCTGCCTTCTAAGCAGACGGTCACAGGTTCGAATCCTGTCTGGTTCACCAATTGTTAATAACTTTTTGAAAATAAGCAGCTAAAAGTTTTTATTTGTCAGTTATAATGCTTATATTAGTATAGTAATAATTAATCAATCAAAATAAACAAAAATTATGAAAGTAACATCTTTTGACCGCCCAACCGTTAAAGCCCTTCGTGTAGACCTTGATAGCGCCCTAGCTAAAGTTGCTAAGGAGTATGGTATTGAAATCTCTACTGGTAATATCTCTTTCTCTGGAGATAATTGTTCAATTAAAGTTAAAGCATCTGTCATCGGTGATGGTGGTATGGTAATGACTAAAGAAGCTACTGACTTCGCTCGCTATGCTAAATATGAATTGCCTGGTGTAAAGCTTGGAGATACCTTTATGAATGCTGGTACGGTATATACTATTACCGGCTGGAAATCTAGAGCTCGTAAGAGCCCTGTCTTAGCGAAATCATCCGCTAACGGTGAAACATACCGAGTTCCGGTTTCAATGGTTAAAGTTGGTCTTTAACCTGAAACCTTTTTAATAATTTAAGTATAATATATAAATCAAGTAATAAAAAAACCAGACTATAATGGCAATTACAACACTAAGTTCAAACGTTCTCGATCAACGCAAAATCGAAACCATCAACGCACAACAACTACGAAAAGTAGTTCCCTTCCGTGACGTTCAATTAATTGATACCAAGACTATCGAGTATAAAGGCCAAAGAATCGGCATTACGAGCCAAGCTTTTAAAGGCTTGTTGAGTTTGATCGGAATGAGCCAAGCATTCGCTAAGAAATTCGATAATCTATTTAGCCCTGAAGCTAAGAGTCAATTTATCAATACCATGAAAAATGCAATGGCATCTAATTATGGTAAATTAAACGAAGTAACTCTGATCCTTAACCCAGTGAACAAGAATATCATTGGTATTACTAAAGGTAACGAGCAAACAATATCTAATTCGCAATTCCTTGGAATTACAGAGAACCTCATCGATAAGCATGGTTTCGACGTAACCAATTGGTCTACTGACCCTACTACTGGAATTGTTCGAATTAACGCATTTAACCCAAAAGCTGAATTTGCGGTTAAAGGTCTCTCCGATGAGGTCTTTACTGGAGGTGTTTCCTTCTCTAATTCACCCTTGAAAGGTTTCCAAGTTATGCCTTATGTAAACCGTATGTGGTGTGCTAATGGTCTAACTACCTCACTTGCACAGGAAACATATACTCTAAACTCTCTAGATAATGTAAGTATGGAGAAGTTCCAAGAGAACTTGCAAGCGTTGAGGTCTAACAACTTTGCTCCTGAATCTTTCGGTGATCGAGTTAGAGCCGCTAATAACACTCATGCTTCTGTAGCTGAGATGACTTGGGCTCATAACCAAATCGCGAAACATGCTGGAGAAAGAGCTGAGAACTGGATCCCTCTACAAGAGAATATGAATGCGTACAATAAGATTGATCTTGGCTCTATGGATTCAAATCAAATGAAAGGTGCCAAGACTAACCAATCTGTTTGGTCTGTTATGAATGGCCTAACGCACTTTGCTACTCATGGTAAAGACCTCATCGAATCAAATATGCAAGACTCTGACTCAACACA